CGCCCGGGAAGGTGCTGTGGCTGCCCCCGCCTACGGGCCTGGGACTTTCACGATCTTGAGCTGTGGATCACCCGCCATGGGTGTTCCGCTTTCCCGACATGGGAGGTTGCATCATGGCCGGTATGGGCCCCGCACCGAAGGACCCGTCAAGGCGAGCGAGGAAGAATAAGGATCCGCATCAGCAGACGATCCTGCGGTTCGAGAAGGCGGAAGCGCCGGAGCTGCCGTCGTTCGAGGTCGAACAGGACGGCGCGCTCATTGAGTGGGCGTGGCCGGCGCGCACGGTGGACTGGTGGGAGACGTGGAAGGCGTCGCCTCAGGCGGAGCACTTCTCCTCAACGGACTGGCAGTTCCTCCTCGACACGGCGCTGATTCACGCACGCTTCTGGATGGGTGATCTGTCGCAGGCGGCTGAGCTCAGGCTGCGGGTGGCGAAGTTCGGCGCGACGATGGAGGACCGGGCGAGGCTGCGGATGCAGTTCGCGCAGGCTGATGAGGCGGACGGCCGCCGGCCGGAGAGTGTGCCCTCGTCGAGGGAGCGCCGCGGGGTGCTTCACGCTTTGCCGGATCCCAAGGCGTCGAACGAGTAGCCATGCCGTGGATCCCGCCCGAGCCTGGGGCGGTCCCCACGCTGGGCTATGACGTCATCGACTGGATCGCGGAGATGCTCGCCGCCCCTGACCGTGGCGAGTACGAGCCGTTCGTGCTGTACCCGGAGCAGGAGGACTTCGTTCTCCGCTTCTACGAGATCAACCCGCGTACTGGTAAGCGCCGGTTCAGGCGTGGGGTCATCAGCCGGCCGCGTGGTTGGGGCAAGAGCCCGTTCCTGGCGGCGTTGGCGATCGTGGAAGCGCTCGGCCCGGTGGTGCCGGACGGCTGGGACGCCAACGGGCAGCCGGTGGGCAAGCCGTGGGCTGAGGTGCGTACCCCGCTGGTGCAGATCGCCGCGGTGTCGGAGACGCAGACGAAGAACACGTGGACGCCGCTGCTGGAGATGCTGCAGGGCCCGGTGCTGGACGCCTACCCGGGCTTGGAGCCCCTCGATACCTTCGTGAACCTGCCGCGGGGCAAGATCGAGCCGATAACGTCGTCGGCGCGGACCGTCAAGGGCAATAAGCCGGTCTTCGCGGTGCTGGACCAGACCGAGGAGTGGGTGAAGTCCAACCGCGGCACTCGCCTTGCCGAGGTGATGCGGATCAACGCTGCGAAGATCGGTGGCACGACCATCGAATCGCCGAACGCGTTCATTCCCGGCGAGGAATCGGTAGCGGAGATGTCGGCCCAATTCTGGGCGGCGATCCGGGAGGGCCGTGCGAAGGACGACGGCCTGTACTACGACCATCGCGAGGCGCCGCCGGAGACGGACTTGGGCGATCGTGTGTCGCTCCTGGAAGGGCTGGCGTACACCTACGGTGACTCCGCTGACAGCGCCGGCGGCCATGTCGACTTGGATGTGATCGTCGCAACCATCTGGGATCCGAGCACTGATCCGCAGACGGCGCGGGCGGACTTCCTGAACCAGATCACTCACGCGTCCGACTCGTGGCTCGCCCAGCCGGAGTGGGCCGCCTGCGTGGACGCATCAAGGGTTGTAGCGGACGGCGAGGCGATCGCGCTCGGTTTCGACGGATCCCGCAAGCGCAACCGCGGCGTCACCGACGCTACGGCGCTGATCGGCTGTCGAATCTCGGACGGGCACATCTTTCCGATCGGCATTTGGGAGGAGCCGGACGGGCCGGCAGCGGACGGCTGGCAGGTTCCGGTGGTTGAGGTTCTCGCGGCGGTGCAGGGGGCTTTCTCCCGGTACAACGTGGTCGCCTTCTACGCCGACCCGGCCAAGTGGGAGGGGCATGTTGGCGACTGGGAGGCCGAGTACGGCGCCCAGTTGAAGGTGAAAGCCGCGCGAGACCATCCAATCGAGTGGTGGATGTCGGGCGGACGCGCAGTGCAGATCGTGCGGGCCACCGAGCGTCTGCACAACGCGATCGTGGACCGCGAGATGACGCACGACGGGTCGCACGTGCTGACCCGGCACATGCTGAACGCCCGCAGGCGGGTATCGCGGACGGGCGTGCAGATCGGCAAGGAACATCCGGACTCGCCGCGGAAGATCGACGCTGCGGTGGCGTCGATTCTGGCGTGGGAAGCGCGGGCGGACGCGATCGCCAAGGGCGTGCTTGAGCAGACCGAAGAGATGCAGGGCTACACCTTCTAACGGATGTGGGGTGCGCGCGTGCTGGATACCACCCCGTTGTCTCCGGACTGGTGGCTGCTCAGGCTTGGCAGGAAGCTGCGGGACCGGCAGATCCAGTTGAACTGCTGGTGGGACTACTACTCGGGGAATCCGCCGCTGCCGCAAGGCCCGAAGGGGCCAGCGTCGGTGTACCTGGACTTCCAGCGGAAGGCTCGCACGAACTTCCTGCAGATGGTGGTCGACGCGTCGGTTCACCGACTGCTGGCGATCGGTGTGACGGACGCCGCCGGCAAGTCGGATGACGAGGCGTGGCGGTGGTGGCAGCAGAACCGCATGGACTCCAAGCAGAAGCAGATCTGGCGGACCTCGCTCAGCCAGTCGGAGTCGTATGCGATCGTTGGCCCGCATCCGAAGGACCCGAAGCGGCCCCTGATCACTCCGGAGCATCCGCGTGAAGTGATCGTCGAGTATGACCCGGCGACCGGTGAGCGGATCGCCGCGCTGAAGGCTTGGTATGACGACATTGAGCAGGTGGGGAAGGCCACGGTCTATCTGCCTGACTGGATTGTCAAGTACCAGACGGGTCGGCGTTCTGGCGGCCGGGCGTTGCCGTGGGGGGCCGAGAACTGGGGGCTGCGGCTGGGCTTCGACGGCAACCACGTCGAAGCCCAAGAGAACCCGCTGAAGGAAGTTCCGGTGGTGCCGTTCACTTGTGCGCCAGAACTGGGTGAGTCCCCGGTGCCGGACTTCGCGCAGGGCATCGACATCCAAGACCGCATCAACCTCAGCATGCTGAACCGGATGACAGCGGAACGGTACTCAGCGTTCCGGCAGAAGTACGTGACTGGCCACAAGTTCAAGACGATCACGGACGGGGAGACGGGTCTGCCGATCCTCGACCCGGTCAGCGGGCAGCCGCAGGTGGAGCAGCCTTTCCGGCCTGACCCGGGCACACTGTGGGCGTCGACCGGTGAGAACACCAAGTTCGGGGAGTTCTCCCAGACCGACTTGATCGGTTACCTGAAAACTCACCAGGCCGACATCCTCGACCTGCTGATCTTGACGCACACGCCGGCGTACTACTACGCGGGTGACCTGATCAACGTCAGCGCGGACACGGTGATCGCGCTGGACACGAACCACGTGGCCAAGATCGGCGAATATCAGACCGGGTTCGGCGAGTCTCTGGAGGACATGTTCGGCCTGGCCGCGAAAATCGCTGGGTCGGATCGTGACTTTGTGTCGTCGGAGGTCCGGTGGAAGGACCCGCGCCAGCTCAACCCGAGCGTGGTCGCGGACATGGCCACGAAGATCAAGAGCATCGGGTATCCGCTGGGCGTGGTCGCCGAACGGATGGGCGAGTCGCCGCAGCAGGTCAAGCGCATCACGGCCGGGCAGGCTCAGGACGCGTTTCTCGCCGCGAGCCTCAACGCCGGCCAGCAGGTTCCAGGGCAGCCCGCGCCGGCGCCGCGGCCTGCACCTGACAACCTCACCTAGGAGCAGCGGTGGCCTACCCGCAGCAAGCTGCTATCGCCGCCACGTACAACTCGTCGGCCACGTCGCTGCGCACCGCGCTGCTGGACGCGATCGTGAACCTGTTCGGCCGACTCACCTCCTGGCGGGACGCCGACGCCGACAGCTTCATAGCGGCAGCGACGCCGATGGTCGCGGGGGCGCAGCAGGCGATGGCGGCCATGACCGATGTCTACCTGGCGGCGATCCTGTCCGACCTGCTCGGCGAACCGGTCGAGCCCGCCGGGGTGACCCTCGGAGACGACCTGCGCGGGGTGCCGGCCGTCGAGGTGTACCGTCGCCCGTTCATCCAGATCTGGACGGACCTGGCTGGCGGTGCTCTCCTCAAGGCTGCGATCCAGGCGGGACTACGTCGGGCGGAAGGGCTCGCGGCCACAGACCTGCAGCTGGCGAAGACGCACTCCTCTCGCATCGCCTTGGCGGGGCGCGGCGATGAACGCATCGTCGGCTACCGGCGGGTCCTGACCGGGGCCGAGAACTGCGCCATGTGCGTGCTGGCCTCTACCCAGCGCTACCACGTCGAGGATCTGCTGCCTATCCATCCCGCATGCGACTGCGCGGTGGCGCCGATCGTCGGCCGCCAGGACCCCGGGCAGGTCATCAACTCGGTCACCGTCACTGACGGAGCGCAAGCCGTCCGCAGCACCAGCAGCGGCGTGAACGTCTTCAACGGAGACAACCTCGTCAACTTGGGCGACCTACTTGACCCCTTGCACGAGGAGATCGACAAACGCTTCGGCATCTCCGACAGGGGAGGCCGACGAATCGACTACCGCAAGCTGCTCACCGTGCACGAGCACGGCGAAATCGGCCCGGTACTCACGGTCAAAGGCCAGAAGTTCACGTCGGCCGCCGACCTTCCGAACCGTTGACCGCCCGTCATGGGCGTACGTCCCGACATGGGAGATCATCCGCATGAACACTGCCGTGCTGCCCGTCCACCCGTACACCGGCCTCCAGGCCATCGCTGTTCTGCCTTCAGGCAGGGTCGTGTGGCCCGTTCTGGGAGGCTCCGTGGACGTCGGACAGCCGCAGGGGCAGCCGGAGCCCGCCACGGGCCAGCCCGCCCCGACAGCGCCCACTCAGCCGCCCGTACCGCCTGTGCAGCCTCCTGTGGGAGGAGAGCGCGGCTACCCGGAGAACACGCCGGTAGCCGACATGACGGCCGAACAGCAGGCCGCCTACTGGCGGACACACGCCCGCAAGCACGAGGACCGGCTCAAGGCGATCGACGTCACCCCGGAGGAGCTCGCGCGCCTGCGTGAAGCCGACGCCGAGATGCAGAAGCTCGCCGACGCGTCCCGCACCGACATGGAGCGGGTCGAGGCGCGAGCGACCGCCGCCGAGCAGCGGGTCGCGACGATGGAGCCCGAACTGCTGCGGCTACAGGCCGCCATCAAGGCCGGGCTTCCGGCCGAGGTGTCGACCAAACTGCTGGCGGCTTCCCGCCGGATCGTCGGCGCCACCGCTGAGGAGTACGAGGCGGACGCCGTCGACTACTTCGGGTCTTCGCCTATTCAGCTTGGTCCGCCGTCCCTTCCCGCGCCTCCGGTGCTGGACCAGGGGGCACGGCAGACCGGCAAGCAGGCGCCGTCGGTCTCAGCGGGCCGGGATCTGTGGGCTGAGCGGCATGGCAACAAAACCACCTGACCTTCCTGAGGAGACAACATGGACCTCTCCCTGAGGACCGAAAACTTCGCTTCCGACGACCAGTCGTGGCTCGGTTCGGCTCATGGCACCGACGCCGCCCGCACGATCACTCTGGACACCTCTGCGTTCACGGCGGGCACCCACTACCCGGACGGGTACTTCAAGAGCGGCATCCCGCTCGGCCTGATCACCACGACCGGCAAGTACGGCCCGTACAACGACGCGGGCGCGGACGGCACCGAGGTGCTGGCCGGCTTCCTGTTCTGCGCCGTGGACATTCCGAGTGTCACCACCACCGACATCGGCGCCGCCATGCTCGTCCATGGCGTTGTCATCGAGTCCAAGCTCCCGGTCGTGGTCAACGCCGCCGGCAAGGCCGACGTCGCCGGCCGCATCATCTTCGCCTAAGGGGTTCCGATGCTCATCAACACTGACTACATCACCCCGGCGGAGCTGACCGGCTACGTGCGGGCAGGCGCCCAGGATTGGGCGCGCAACCAGTTCTCCCTCGCCAGGTGGCTGCCGAACAACCCGATCGACGACCTGGACTTCAGGTTCACCCGCGGCGGTGAGGGCCTGATCGAGGCCGCGAGCTTCCGGGCGTACGACGCCGAGTCGCCGATCGGCTCCAGGCCGGGCGTCATCCGGGTGTCCGGCGAGCTGCCGCCGATCAGCCGGAAGATTCGGCTGGGTGAGTACGACCGGCTCAGGCAGCGCAAGCTCGACGACCGCATTCGTGGCGCGCTGATGACGGACGCCGAACGCATGGTCAAGTCGATCATGGCGCGTATGGAGCTGGCCCGCGGCGACGCGCTCGTCAACGGTGCGGTCACCATCGATGAGAACGGCCTCATCGTGGAGGCCGACTTCGGCCGGTCGGGGTCCATGTCGGTGGCGCCGGCCACGCTGTGGTCCGACATCGCGACGGCGACGCCGCTGACGGACCTGCTGACCTGGCGGGAGACGTACATCACCACCAACGGTGAACTGCCCGGCTCCATCGTCACCAGCACGCGGGTGCTGAACTATCTGCTCCGCAACGAGGAGATCCGCCAGCTCGCCGCAACCGCGCTCGGCACGCCCACGCTGGTCGCGCCCGGCATGCTCGGCCAGGTGTTCGAGGCGCACGGACTGCCGCCGATCTACACCTACGACGCGCAGGTGAAGGTGAACGGCGCAGCCGAGAAGATCATCGACGATGACAAGCTGCTGCTGCTGCCCACGGTCGGCGACGCCAACAGCCCCGAGTCCAGCGACCTGGGCGCCACCCTGTGGGGCACCACCGTCGAGGCCACTTCGCCGAAGTACTCGATCGAAATGGGCGAAGAGCCCGGCATCGTCGCCGGTTCCTACGAGGACGAGGACCCGATCGCGCTGTGGACTAAGGCGTCCGCGATTGGCCTGCCGATCCTCGCCAACCCCGATTTGAGCATGGTCGCTGACGTCGCCTAGGAGGAATGCCATGCCCCGCCTGAGAACTACTGTCCACGTCGTCGACAACGAGGGCCGGAGCCGCGCTTTCGGTCCGGGCGAGGACCTGCCCGAGTGGGCAGCCTCGCAGATCACCAACCCGGACGTGTGGGAGGGCGAACTCCCCGCCCACCTGGACGAGGAAGGCAATCCGCAGGAGCGGGTCGCCACTCGCACCGATGGGGAAGCCGAGGCGCGGCTGCCCGAGCCGCCGCGCGCCGGGAAGGGTTCCGGCCGCGACGCGTGGGCCGCCTACGCTTCACGTCGAGGCGTTGAGGTGCCCGACGACGCCTCCCGTGACGACATCGTGAACGCGCTCACCGAGCGCGGGATGGTCGAGAACGGCTGATGTCCTGCTACGCCACGCTCACCGACTACGAGCAGCGTCACGGCACCGTGTCCACCGTCGCGATGGGGGACACGGTGCGGGCGGAACTGGAGGACGCCTCCGCCCTGATCCGGTCCATCCTGCCCGCCGGGTACACGCCGGCGGTCGAGCTGACCCGGGCGTTGGCGGTCAAGGTGGCGTGGCGCAGCATCACCAATCCGGGAGGCCGCCGCTCCGTCACAGTGGGGTCGGTGTCGGAGTCCTACGGCGAAGACGGCGGCCTCTACCTCACCGACGCCGAGCGGGCGATGTTGCTGGCCGCCTTCAACGCGGGCCAGCCGACCGCGTACACGGTCGACCTGCGCGACGACGGGCTACGGCACCAGCGCGGCTGCCGGCCGACATCGGCATGCTGAGGGAGGCGTGATGCACGCCCTGGCGCTGGTCCACCTCTACCCGCCGGCGGGAAACGCGGGAGCGGAATGGGCGCTGCACACCATGCTGGCCGCGCTGGTCGAGGCCGGGCATGAGGTGGTCGCTCAGCTGACCGACCCGGGCGGGCCGGGCGAGCCGTACATGCTGGACGGGGTGGCAGTGCGCCCGTATCGCGGCAACCGTGACGCCGTGCACGCGGTCGTCGAGGACCGGCCGGACGTGCTCATCACGCACCTGAAGGGCACCCCTCAGGCGACCATACTGGGCGACCTGTACGGCCTGCCGGTGGTCCACGTCCTGCACAACGACCACGTCAACGAGCGGAATTGGCTCACCAGGCATCCCAGCCTGGTCGTCTACAACTCCTCCTGGGTGCAGGCCTCATGCCTGTCGTGGTGGGCGAACACCCAGACCGGCCCACCTCCCGCAGGAGTCGTCGTGCGGCCCCCGGTCATCGCCGCCGACTACATCACCGAGCCGGGCGACCGGGTCACGCTGATCAACATGTGTGCCAACAAGGGCGGCCACGTGTTCTGGAGCCTGGCCGAACGCATGCCGGACGTCTCGTTCCTCGCCGTGAAAGGCGCCTACGGGAAACAGATCATCAAGGATCTGCCGAACGTCGCCGTGCAAGAGCATGTGCCTGGCCGGCAGATGCGGGAAGCGGTGTACGGCCGAACCCGGATTCTGCTGATGCCGTCGTCGTATGAGTCGTGGGGCCGCACCGCCGTAGAGGCAATGTGCTCGGGCATCCCCGTCGTGGCTCACCCCACGCCAGGGCTGCTGGAATGTATCGGAACTGCCGGCACGTTCGTCGACCGGGACGACCTCGACGGCTGGGAGCGGCAGATCAGGCGACTGCTGCGCCACCACGAGTGGGCGGCAGCGTCGGAGCGGGCGACGCAGCGCGCCGCCGAACTCAACCCGGACGCCGATCTGCGCCGGTGGGTGCAATCGGTGGAGTCCGTCGCGATGCCGAAGGTGGGCGCCCGGTGATCCCCGACGCCTACCTGCCGCTCACCGTCACCCTGATCCACCCCGCCACCGTCACCGACCGGTACGGCAACACCAGCTACGACTACGGCGACGCCGCCACCCGAACAGCCATCACCGCGCTGATCGACCAAGAATCGGCCAGCGAATCCACCCCGGACGGCCGCATGAAAATCGTCGGCATGTGGCGGCTCATCACCAACCAGGCCGGCATCGACGCCGCCGACCGCATCGATTGGGACGGCGTCGTCTACGAGCTCGACGGCCCGCCCTGGCCCGCCTACCACTTTTCCGGCTTCCACCACACCGAGGCGCGGCTGCGCAGGATGGAGGGCTGACATGCCGAACGTCCGTGTGGTCCTCAACCGGGCCGGCGTGCGGGAGATGCTGCGTTCCAAAGAAGTGCAGCGGGACCTGATGAGGCGGGCGGACCGGGTCGTGGCGGCTGCCGAATCCCGGGCGGTGCCGCCGCACGAAGGCGAAGTCGACTACTACGCCGAATCCTCAGTCGGCTCCAACCGTGCTCGCGCGCTGGTGATCGCCGACCATCCGGGAGCGCTCGGCCAGGAGGAGGAGTACCGCATTCTCGGCTCTTCCATCGACGCCGCCGGGTAGCCGCCGTGACCTCCTATCCCGACGTCGAAAAGCTCTTGAAGGACTACCTCGAACCGCTCCTCGACGTTCCTGCGCACACGCGGGTGCCCCGCACCCGGCCGCCGCTGTGGCTGCAGGTGCGGCGCGTCGGCGGACCCGATGACGTGGTCCGGGACCGGCCCCGCGTCGACCTGATCGCGTGGGGAGCCGACGACGGGGCCGTTCACGATCTGTGCATGACCGCCAGGTCCGCTGTCCACGCCTTGCAGGGCACGACCCTGCTCGGGGCGGCCTGCTACCGGGTGGAGGAGTTCCTCGGCCCGACTCGCCGCGATGACCTGGAGTCCGGGTCGTCGCGCATGTGGATGACCGTGCAGCTCAGCCTGCGCACGAGCTAGACCCGCGCACCCATCCCCTATCCGGCCGCCCCGCGCCGGTGCTTTCTGCTGCTCACCGAAGGGTTAACACGATGACGCTTGACGCACAGAAGGTGCGCGTTGCCGTCACTGGCGCGGTTTACGCTGGCCCGACCTCCGCGACCGCCCCGACATCGGCCATCTCGTCTGTCCCGGCCACGTACAACGATCTTGGATACATCTCCGAGGACGGCGTTACCGAGGCGTATGACGAGGACGTCCAGGACATCCAGGCGTGGCAGGGCGGCGCGATCGTCCGCACCCTGATCTCGTCCAGCAAGGCGAGCCTGTCGTTCACGATGATCGAGTCGAAGGCGTCCACGCTGGAGCTCTTCCACAAGGGTTCCACGATGGAGGAGATCACCGACGGCTACAAGATCGATGTGAAGTCGCCGAATGTGGTCCGCAAGAAGTTCATCCTCGATGTCCTCGACGGCTCCACCCACCTGCGCATCTACGTGCCCGACGGCGAAGTCACCGAGCGCGGCGAGATCACCTACGTCAACGACGAGACGATCTCCTACAACGTGACGGTCACCTGCTACCCGGTCAACGACGTCGTGCTGACCAAATTCAGCGACGACGCCTACTGGTCGTACTCCTGAGACCCCGGGGTGGGCGCGAATCGCGCGGGTCCGCACCCACCCCGGTATCACCCATGCACCCGCGCGCCGCATGAAAGGACCCGCGCATGACCGCAAGAAGTCCCCGCAACGTCAAGCAGGTGAAGTCCGCCAAGGCGTTCGACCTGGACGCCGTCGAAGCCGAAGCGGCGGGCGAACGGTTCGAGTTCGTCTTCGGTGGCCGCACCTACAGCCTGCCCCACCTGCAAGACATCGACCGGAGCCTGCTCAACGCCGCAGACCAGGGAGACGTCGCTGCCATGCAGGAGGCGTTCCGGTCCGGGCTGGGTGACGACTACGACGAGTTCAACACCCAGCCGATGAAGCTGCGCTCCCTCAACGCGCTCTTCCAGGCGTGGACTGAGCACTCCGGCCTGCAGCCGGGGGAATCTCAGGCCTCCACGCGCTCCTAGAAAAGCACGGGGAGGCGATCGAGTGGGACCTGTCCCACTACCACCACCTCAGCCTGCGTGACCTGTTCAACGGCTCTCTGACGTGGCGGGAACTACGTAGCTACCTGTCGCACATGCCGCGCGAGTCCGCCCTGGCCCGCGCGCTGCTCGGCGATGACGTTGCGTGGGGCCTGAATGAGCAGCTCCTCGCGATGGCCATCGACGTGCTACGGCAGGGCAACTACCAGCGCGGCAACGGCAAGGGCGCCAAGCCGAAGCCTCTTCCGCGTCCTGGCGTGAAGAAGGCTTCCGCGCCACTCCGGCACGGCCGTACTGACCGTGACCCGGCCGAGGTCATCGCCTATCTGGACCGGTTCCGACCGCAATCCGCCTGACTCAACCACGCTCGGGGGTGAGGCATGGCGGCCGAGGTCGGTTCCGCGTACGTCACGATCCTTCCCAGCGCCAAAGGCTTCCGCCGGGCGCTGGAGAAGGAACTCAACGGCCCCCTCGGGGACGCAGGCAAGGATGCGGGCAAGTCCCTCGGCGACTCCATCTCCTCCGAAGGCGGACCGGCCGGCGACAGGTTCGGCAAGAACTTCACCAAATCGCTACTCCCCAGCCTGAACGGCGCCACATCGGCTGTCGGCCGGTTCGGCGTCGACGTGTCGTCGGCGCTGCTGCCGAGCCTGGGTCAGGTCACCGCGGGCATCGCCAAAATGGGTGCCGGCCTGGGTGCGTTCGCCACGCTTGCGGCCGGCGCCGGCGCTGCTGCCACACAGGTGCTCGGCCTGGCTGCCGCTCTCGCCCCGGCTGCGGGAGCCGTCGCCGCGCTGCCTGCCGCAGCCGGGCTGGCCGCCGGCGCGATGGTCACGCTGAAGCTGGCCACCGCCGGCGTCTCGGACGCCTTCAGCGCCGCGCTGACCGGCAACGTCGAGAAGTTCAACGAGGCGCTGGAAAATCTTTCGCCTGCGGCCAAAACGTTCGCGATCGAGTTCCGCGACGCTGTCCCGGCGCTACGGGAGTTCCAGCAGGGCGTCCAAGAGGCGTTCTTCAGCGGGCTCGGGCCTGGCGTCATCACGCAGTTCGTTGCGGCCATTCAGCCGTTGCGGCCATTGCTGGAAGGCGTCGCGGACGCGTTCGGCCTGGTGGGTCAGAAGTTCGTCGTGTTCGCGACGGCCGAGACGACTATCGGCAAGGTCGGCAGCGTCCTGCGGGATCTGCGCGAGCAGATCATGCAGGCGTCCGGCGCGGTTCAGCCGCTCCTGGGCGGCTTCCTTGATCTGGCGGTGGTGGGAAGCCGTTTCCTTACCGGGCTTGTGCCGGGTATCGCCCAGTCGGCGGAGCAGTTCGGCCGTTTCCTGTCGGAGGCGGCAGCCTCGGGTCGGGCGCTGGGCTGGCTAGAAGGTGCTCTCGCCGTCTTCAAGCAGCTCGGATCCATCCTCTCGGACCTGTGGGGGATCGTCCGCGGCGTCTTCGGCGCGCTTGAGGACGCCGGCACGGGCGTACTCGGCGTGCTCGGCCAGATCCTGGACGCCGCCAACGCTTGGGTGAACTCCGCCAAAGGCCAGCAAGTCCTCGTTTCGGTCTTCCAATCTCTGGCGCAGGTCGGACAGGCGCTCATCCCTGTCATCACGGCCATAGCCTCCGGGATCGGCACGCTCGCGCCGTTCGTCGCCGATCTGGCGACCGCTTTCGGGCCGGTCCTTACCGGCGCGATTCAGGCGGTCGTGCCCGCGCTGGCCGCGATCGCACCGGGGATCGTCGCCGTCATCAACGGGCTGGGGGGCGCCGTCCAGGCGCTCGGCCCTGCCCTGCTGCCGCTCGGGCAGACCATCGGCGGCCTGTTCCAGACGGTCGCGCCGGTGTTCGCGCAGATCGGCGCGGCGGCGGCGTCGCTGCTGCCCGGCATTCAGGCGGTCGTCGGCGCGGTCGGGCAGACCATCAATGCTCTGGCTCCCGCGCTGCAGCCGCTCGCCTCGGCCTTCTCCTCCCTGGTGGCCGCGATAGCTCCGCTGCTGCCCGTGCTCGGTCAGGTGCTGGCGCTGCTCGGCACCGTGCTGGCGCAGCACATCCAGACGCTGGTCCCGCTTCTGCAGCCGCTCGTCGCGGTCGTGGGACAGCTCGTCGCCGCGTTCGGGAGCGGACTCGCGACCACGATCCAAACCCTGTCGCCGCTCATGGCCCAGGTGGCGGGCGCGGTTACACAGTTGCTCGCCTCGCTGGTGCCGCTGATCCCGATCGTGCTGCAGCTGGTGACCTCGCTCGCCTCGGCGCTGGTGCCGGTCCTGGTCCAGTTGGCGACAACGGTCGGCGGAGCCCTGGTTTCCGCGCTGACCACGGTAGTGCCACTGATCAGCCCGATCTTGGCCGCGTTCGGGCAACTCCTGGCTGCGGTCGCACCGTTGGTCGCCCAGGTGCTGCAACTAGCCACGACGCTGCTGGCGTCTTTGCTGCCCGCGATCACGCCGCTGATCCCGATCATCACGCAGATCGTGACCGCGCTCGGCGGCGCGTTCGTGCAAGCCATCAGCGTGGTCGTGCAGGCCGTCACCCCCCTCATCGCGGTGCTTGGGCAAGCGCTGCAGACCATCGGCGGAGCGCTCCTAGCCGCCGTCCAGGCGATCACCCCGTACATCGCGCAATTCGGGCAGGCGATCGCCGGGCTGGCGCCGATCCTCGGCCAGCTCGTCGCCGCGTCCCTGCCGGTCATGGTGCAGCTGCTCCAGACCGTGGCGCCCATCGTCGGCCAGCTGGTGACGGCGTTCAGCACGCTGCTGCAGGCGTTGGCTCCGCTGCTGCCGATCGTCGTGCAGATCGCGGCCGTCATCGGCTCGACGCTGCTGTCGGTCATCTCCAGCCTGCTGACCGCGATCACGCCGCTGCTCGGCCCTATCGGCCAGCTGGCTGTGACGATCGGGAAGGTCCTGCTGCAGGCGGTCCAAGCGGTCGCTCCGTTCGTCGTACAACTGGCGAAGTCGATCGCCCAACTGGTGCCCGTGTTCACGCCGTTGATCGCGCTGGCGACGCAGATCGCCGCCCAACTCGGCGGCATCCTCGTGCAGGCGATCACCACGCTGGCGCAGGCGCTGACACCGATCCTGCCGATCATCGTTGAGTTGGTGTCGCAGATCGGCACAGCGCTCGTGTCGGCGCTGCAGGCGCTCGCCCCGGCGTTCCTGTCCATCGTGCAAGCGGTCGTCGGGCTGCTGCCTTCGCTGACACCCCTGATCGGGCTCGTGGCGCAACTGCTGCAGGCGATCGTGCCGCTCGTCGTCCAATTCCTGCCGATCTTCGTGCAGTTGATTCAGACGCTCGCCCCTGTCATCGCCGCCGTCGCCGGCGTCGTCGGTCAGCTTCTGGCCGCGCTCCTGCCGGTGGCGGCGATCCTCATCGACCTGGCCTTGAAGATCCTCACCCCGTTGATCGGGATCGTGATGCAGGTCGTCCAGGCGCTGATGCCGCTCATTCAGGCCGTGCTGCCCGTCCTGGTCACGCTGATCCAGGCGGTAGCGCCGATTCTCAGCCTGGTCGCGAACGTGTTCGGTCAGCTGCTGCAGGCGGTGACGCCGCTGATCGACGTGCTGCTGCAGCTCGTGATGGCGATCCTGGAGCCGCTGCTACCGTTGATCACAGCGATTGCGCCCTTGCTGGGATCACTGATCGGGATCTTCGCGCAGCTCGTCATGGCCGTCATGCCGCTGATCGAGGTCCTGCTCAACCTGATCGTGAGCGTGCTGACGCCGCTGATCGAGATCATCGCGACCGTCATCTCGTGGCTCGTCGACAAGCTCGCAGTGGCGATCGAGTGGGTGGCCGGGATCATCGAAGTCGCCGTGACCGCGATCGCGGACGTCTTCGAGTGGCTTTACAACCTGCTCGTCGGCAACTCGATCATCCCCGACCTCATCCAGGGGATCAGGGATTGGTTCCAACGCGGCGTCGACTGGGTCAAGGGGATCATCCAGTGGTTCGCCCAGTTGCCCGTCCTGTTCGGTCAGTGGCTCGGCGGAGTCCGCGAGAAAGTCTCCGAGATCTGGGGTCGCATCCGCGACGTCATCTCCGACCACATCGAACAAGCACGAGAGATCATTACCCGCATCCTGGAGCAGATCTCCAGGCGGTGGGACGACGCCTGGAACAACGTCCGCAACTTCGTCGCCGACGCCTGGAACAACATCACCCGCGCTGTCAGCGACGGAGTCAACAACGTCCTGCAGTGGTTCCGGGACCTGCCCGGCCAGATCGTCAACGCGCTCGGCGGCATGGGCAGCACGCTCTACAACGTGGGCCGGGACCTGGTTCTCGGGTTTTGGAACGGCATCGTGTCGCTTTGGAATTGGCTCGTCGGGGAGGTGCAGAACCTTTTCGGAGGTCTGGCCGGGTGGGCGAAGTCGATCCTCGGTATTGCCTCCCCGTCGAAGGTCTTCGCGGCCATCGGCAAGGAGATCCCCGCGGGCATGGCCGCGGGCATCGACAAGGCGGGAAGCCTGGTGGAGGACGCTGTTGCCGGTCTCACCAGCACGGCCACCGTATCGGTCGGCACGGACGTATCCGGCATGCCGGCTGCGGCGGGCGGGATCAGTGTCGCAGGCGACCTGGTGTTGCCCGTGGACGGGCTCATCCTCGACCTCCGTAAGCCCGATCAGGCGGTGCGGATGTTCCTGCAGCAGGTCCGCGAGGGCCTGCGAGACCTGGAACGGGAGACGGTGTGGGCGACCTGAGCATCGGCCGGTACACGGTCCGCGAAACATGGAACGTCAGCGAAACGGGAGCTGGCGTGCTGCAAGTCGCCGGCCGGGAGGTCATGCCGCCCCTCACCCGCGCCGACGTGGTGTACCGGTATGAGAGCGCCCTCAGCTCCCAGGGGGCGTTCGTGCCGGTCGTATGGGAGGACAAGCCGGAACGCTCCGGCTACTACACGGTGACCTCGGCTTCGGGCGACATCATGGACCGAGCCGCCGAAGGTGTGGTCGTCGCGGAGTGGAAACTGAGTCTGGCCCGTCACGGCAGCGACAGTGACGTTGACCTGGAGTCCAGGCTCACGGGTGCGGTGCGCGCCAACGACTTCTCGCTGAGCGGGGAGCGTTGGCACGCGCCGCCGCCCGCGCACTACGCCTACTACACCGGCGCCACCATCCCGTCCACGATGACCCGGGACGGCAGCGACGGCATCATCACCGTCTACCGCGGCATCCCGACTGGGGTGTCCCCGCGGTGGGGGTGCGACGTCGGCGATTACCTCGACGGCCGCACCCGGATCCTGTCGGTCGGCTACGAGCGCGTCGGTGTCGGGCAGGCGGTCGACGCCGACGACTGGGAGTTGTCCAACTCGCTGGTGCGGGTACGCCCGCTCCTGTCAGACGGCACCCTGGAGATCGCCTCCTATACGGACAGCGGATGGCGGCCGAAAGCTTGGTGGGTTGACGTCGGCGGCACTCAGATCGCCCGGTTCGAGGCAGCCACCATCTTGCGCAACGACCCTGAAGCTTGCGTCCTGCGGCTGACAGAGCACCGATCGACGGTGGGCCGGGCGGTCCTGGACTTGACGCTGCGGCGCGGCGCCAGGTTCGTCGAGGGCTACTTTCAGAGGGGCGACTCCGGGACGCTGGCCGTCTACCTGGCCGGCGCGGAGTCGATGACGGACAGCACCAGCTACATGGTGGCGACCGCGAACGACTCGGCCGGAAACCGGGCCACGATCGGCTCGGCGAGGAACTTCGATGTGCACGCCAACGGCGGCATCACCAAGACCGCCGTGACGGCGATGGACTTCTACGCCGGCGTCGTCGCTGGCGGCGGATCCGCAGTGTCAGGCGATCAGGCCGTTGATCTGCGCAACCAGTACATTGCGGCGCTCCCTGAGGTGACGATGGCGGTGAAGCGGTGATCGCCGAAGTGTTGATGGGGCTCGGCTCCTGGTCGGTCACCCTCGATGAGGAGACACCTCGCGAGATTCTGGACAGGCTCGACTACTTCGGCCACGTGGCTGTCGTCCCGGGCCGGGTGAACCCTGCCGAGTATGGCGACTCGCTGCTGACGATGGCCCGCTACGTGGGTGTGCTGACCAAGCGCGAGTTCGACGACATCAAGCGCATTGGCGGCCAGGGCATGGCCGTCTGGCTGGGCGACTCGGATGACAAGGGCGAGGTGTTCGAGTCGCCGGTCACGATCACGGCGCAGACGTTCCCGAATGCCATCCGCGCCCTGCTGGCGGGCAGCACTGCGGTTGTCGAGGGCACCCTGTACAGCGCGTCGGGCACCTACACGGGCCGCCACCAGTGGCAGTCCCGCCGCAAGGCAATCGACTATGTCTGCTCCACCAAGAACTGCGAGTGGCGGGTCAACAACAACGCCACCCTCGACGCCGGCCCGGCCGCGAACCTGTTTGTCACCACCCCGACGTGCGTCATCGTCCGCAAGGGCGCCGGCAAGGACCTGACCCTGACGGGTCTGGCTGGGGACATGCAGCTGACGCGTGATGTCGAGGACTGGACGACCCGCGTCGTGCTACTCGCGGAGGGTGAGGGAGAAGGCACCGCCACCGGCTCGGCGAACATCCTGTCGAACCCTTACTTGGACATTCGCGGCAACCCGGTGAAGCGCACGAGGCTCGTCTCCGAGTCCGCTACGTCCACCGGCAACGCCCAGGCGCGTGCACAGCTGCAGCTCAACCGGTTCACGGGCACCCGCAATGCTCTGCGGCTGGTGGCGGACGACTACGAGATGGACGGGTCGTTCACGGTCGGCGACTACGTGTGGGTGTACGACCCAGACGCAGGGCTGTACGACACCAGCAGCGAGGTGACGTTCCGCGGGCAACGGATCAATCCGATCAAACTGCGGGTTGTTGAGACGTCGTGGCCGGTCGCCGGACAGATGACGGTCGCGTACCGGCATCAGGACGGTTCGTGGATCAACCTCAGCAACTACTTCGCGCCGGAGTCCGGGTCTACGACGATCGGTGTGGGCGAACTCAGCCGTAGCTTGACCAACGCGGGCACCGAACCGGTGGGGCCGCGCCCGATCCCTGACACCACCATTCCGGGCGCTGTGTCTTGGGACCTTCCGTTTACGACGGGCGTCTACTTGGACGCCTTGGGGGGCTCGCGCGCTCGGATCCTAGTGAACTGGCTGCTGCCCCTCAACGCCGACGGATCCACGATCCTGGACGGCTCGCATTATGAGATCAAGTACGGCGTCTCACCTGCTACGACGTGGCAGACCGAGTTCGCGCCGTGGGGCGATTTGCAGGCGCAGATCCTCGACTTGTCGCCGGGCGTGGACTACGACTTCCAGATCCGCGCTGTTGATCTGGCCGGGAATCAGGGCGAGTGGAGCGCCACAGAGACGGCGACGGCGAACCCGGACACGATCCCGCCGAGCACGCCTGCTCCACCTACGGTGGCCGGGTCGCTGATCGGTATCCAAATTACGCACACGCTCGGCAAGGCCAGCGGTGGCACGTTCAATTTGGAGTTGGACCTCTCCCATCTTGAAGTGCACGTTGGCAGCGTCGGCTCCTTCACGCCGGACGATACGACGTTGAAGGGCCAGGTCGCCGCGAACGCGGGCATGATCGCTGGCCTGATCCCGGCTGTCGGCACGGTCGACGTCGCCGAGACGACGATCCGCTACGTCAAGGTCATCGCCGTCGACCAGGCGGGCAACAAATCCGACCCGTCCACGGCGGCGACCGCGACCGCGACGCTCATCGACAGCGCGCACATCTCGGACCTGACCGTCACCAAGGTCACCGCAGGCACCATCTCAGCGAACTGGTTGTTGGGCGCGTCCATCCGCACGGCGAGTTCGGGGCAGAGGGTCGAGCTCAACCAGACCGGGCTGCACGGCTACAACTCCGGCGGCACCGAACTCGTCTCCCTGCTCAATACCGGCTCGTTCACGCTGCGCAGCGCAACCACGGGCGCGCGCGTTGACTTGTCCAACACCTCGGGCCTTCAGCTCTACAACTCCGGCGGCACGCGGACGGTGCATCTGGACACCGACGGCTCTTTCGAGCTGAGGTCGGCGGCGTCCGGGGCACGCATCCAGCTCGACGGGGACGGGTTCGCCGCCTACAACAGCAGCAGCCAGCAGACCGTAGACATCGACGCAGCCACCGGCAACGTCACCATGGTCGGCACCGTGTCCACAGGCTTCACCGGGAAGCGCATCGTCTTCAACCCCTCGGGGGCGAGCCAGCCCGTCATCAGGTTCATGCCCGCCGTGGGATCGTCCTTCGCGAAGATCGAAGCGAGCGTGGACACCACCACGGACTACATCGGCATGACGATGCAGAGCAGCACCTGGAGCAACGCCAGAAGCGAACTCCACGTCTACCCCGGATTCGTCAGGGCGGACGCCTGGAACAACCTCTCCGGTAACGCTCTCGGCGGCTACTTCGAGCTCGGAGTCGGCGGCGTGTCCCTGTACCGAAGGACAGCGGGCGGCGGCCTGCACGGCATTCACATCGATGACACCGACGTGTACATCATGGGCAGCCCCTACAAGTCGTTCATCATCGACCACCCCGTCCACGATGACCGCTACCTTGTCCACGCCTGCACCGAGTCTCCGCACGCCGGCGTCGAGTACTGGGGTGACGTCGTCCTCGACAACCAAGGCAAGGCGGTCGTGACGCTGCCGGGCTACTTCGAGGCGCTCACCCTGAAGACCGGCCGCGCCGTCTCCGTCAACACCTGCGTCGACGGGATCAGGAACGCGTCCGCCACCTACCCGACGGACGGCCAGTTCACCATCCACGGCGGCCCCGGCCTGCACGTGACATGGATCGTGAAGGCTGTCCGGGCCGACGCCGGGGACATGCTCGTGGAGCCTCGCCGCGACCAGATCGACGTCCACGGCACCGCGCCGTATCTCTCGTACACGCTGAAGGAGTCCCGTGAACAACCAGCAGCCTGACCAGCGGCTTTCCGTCCCGGTCGAAGCCGTTGCGCCGTTGCTTGCTCAGCAGCGCAACACCGCTCTCGATCTGGCCGCGCAGTGGGAGGCCATCGCCATGCAGTTCATGGCCGAACGCGACCAGCTTGCCGCCGAGCTGGAGAAACTCCGCGCCGACGCAGCCAGCTAGCCCTACCGGTAGTAGTAGGTGGTCTTCCGCTTCTTCCGGAACACCATCCTGAACAGCCACCACGGCAACCAGACCAGCAGCCCCCACACGCCGCACGTGCACACCGTCAACACCAGATGCGTCGCATGCGACATGCCACTCAACCCGCGCTGCTTGTGCACCGCCTTCACCTTGCGCGGCTGACGAGGATCCGGCGGCGGATAACCCATAACGACTCCTAGCGACGGCGGCTGTAGTGGCGGAATGAGACGCCCCAAGCATCCCCCCGGATGACATCCCGCGCATGTCCACATCCGGACACCCCTTGATCGTGCCGTCCGCCGCTTGAGGGTGCCGGCGGACGGCACACCTTCTACGGCGAGGAGTGACGTGACCGATGCCCCATCCCCGGGCGAACTCTCCCGCCGGATCGACCAGGTGACCATGTCACTGACGCAACTCGTCCAAAGGACCGAGTACACAGCCGATCGACGCTTCGACGACCGGCGTTTCACCGAGCTGGAAGCCGACGTCGTGGAGATGCGGCGGCAACTCACCGAGGACCTGAAGGCTCTCAAAGCGTCGATCGACCAGGCGACGGAGAAGCGCGGCACGAACGTCCGCCAGGCCGTGTACGCAGGTCTGCTGCCCGCGCTGTTCATGATGGTGTCCATCGTGGTCCAGATCTGGATGGCCGCGCGAGGTGGCTCGTGATGGGCGAGCATGTGCGCCGGGTGCGCCGCAACTGGATCATCATTGCGATCGCGGGCATGGTCGCACTTCTCGGAGTGTGGGCGTCCATCCAGATCAACGCGCTGGGTGAGCAGTTGCGGAAGGCCGAGGAAGACGGGCAGATCCTGTCTGAGCAGGTGGAACGGATGGGCGGGGTGCCGCTTGTATCGCCTTCCGCCGGCCCTCCGGGGGAGCGTGGAGAGCCTGGTCCGCCGGGGCAGACGATCGTCGGCCCGCGTGGTTCGCCGGGTCCGAGTGGCCCGCCGGGAAGACCAGGCAGGGACGGGAAAGATGGCGCTGTAGGCCCGCAGGGGCCCGCCGGCGTGGCGGGAAGCCCCGGCCCCAGGGGCGAGCCAGGAGAGACGGTCACTGGCCCACCCGGCCCGAAGGGCGACAAGGGCGCAGACGGCGGCGACGGTAAAGACGGACCCGCCGGGCCGAAGGGCGAACAGGGCGACCCGGGGCCGCGCGGCGAACCCGGCCCGCCACCCACCTCCTGGACGTTCACCCACCTCGGCATCACCTACCGGTGCACGCCAACAGAGCCAGGATCCACCACCTACACCTGTGAGCCGGGAGGCTGACAAATGCAGCTTGTGAAGCGTGCCGAGTTCGGCTGGGGCACGACAGGGGCCGCCTACGCGAAACCCCGGCAAGGCCTAGTCATCCACTACGACGGGTCCGACCAGGGCCTCGCCAGCAAGCCGCACGCATCCTGCGTCGACTACTGGCGGCGGACCCGCAAATTCCACACCGGATCAAACCGGCAGTGGGTCGACATCGGATACAGCTTCGGGGCGTGCCCGCACGGGTTCGTGTTTGAGGGCCGAGGCGAGAACCACGCCCAGGCCGCCCAGCCCGGCGGTAACACCACCTGGTACAGCGTGACGCTCATGTCGGGGCCTGGCGAGAAGCCGCCGCCGCCGCAGATCGAAGCGGTGCGCGAACTGCGGGCGTATCTGATGGGCCGCGGACTCGGCGCCGCGGTGAAAGGCCACCGCGACTTTTACAGCACCTCATGCCCCGGCGACACCCTGTACCGGCTGGTCCGGGACGGCACCTTCACCAAGAGCCCCACCGGCTCGAAGACCATCGAGGAGGACGACGTGGACGTTAACGCTGTCTGGCATGACGCCCGGATCAAAATGAACAAGGGCGAGAAGACCGAGTCGGAGCGCTCGCCGGCCGCCGTCCTGCAGGAGCTGGAGACGGAGCAGGACCGCATCAAGTCCCGCCTCGACGATCTGGACGAGAAGCTGGACGCGGTCCTGGCCGCGCTCGGAAAGTGACCAGCTTCTGGCTGCAGTACTGGCCGTATCAGACGTGGCTGCCGCGGCATCCCGAGCCCGTAGAGCAGCACGAGCCCGGAGACGGGCGTATCCCCGGCCTCATTGATGAGGCCAACTAACCGGCTCTCCGTTGAGAGTCGTCCCGAGGCGGACCTGCCAGATGCGGGCCGCCTCTTCGCATGTCACCCATCCGAGGAGTCACCCTCAATGCGCATCAACAAGTCCCTGATCCTGGTCACGACGTTCGCCACCGCGGCGGTCATGGCCGGCGTACCGTCGTCCGCTACCGCGGCTTCCACTGCCGCTGACGTGCCTGGCACCGTCCTCAAGATTGTTGAGGTCGGTACCGACGCCATGGGTGTGGACACCTACGCGAACCGGAACCGCGAGTTCGTGAAGTTCCAGAACGTGTCCGGCGGTTCCATCGACGTCGCGAACGTCCTCGTCGAGGACAACTGGGCTCACGCCAAGACGGTGGCGGGAGACTCCCACAGCTGCAACACGTACAAGGTCACGAACCTGCCGGACAACGCCACCACCACGATCGCCAACGGCGAGTTCGTGACCGTCTTCAACGGACGCAGGTGGGGCGGAGACCGGAAAGTCAACGGTAACGAGTACCAGCTGTTCGCCAACAGCGACCCCGACTGTGGCACCGCTGGCCAGTTCTACAACAACGACGCCGACACGGCCTGGGTGAGCAAGGCCAACGGTGACGTGTACTCCAGCAAGTCCTGGGACTGGAACGGCGGCTACACCGTCAAGCCGTAGGAGGCTGTCATGCAGTTCAAGATTCTCGGCCGTGACCCTGCGGCCATCCTGTACGGCCTGCAGTCCCTGCTCGCGGTCCTGGTCGCGTTCGGAACCCTGACCGGGGACGCCGCCGACTACACGATGACCATCGCGAACGGTGTGCTGGCACTGATCGTGGCGCTGACCACGCGCCCGTTCGTCGTAGCAGCCATCACGGGCGCGGCCCAGACCGTCCTGACGGGCATCGTGGCGTTCGGGCTTCCGGGCTTGACGTTCACCACCACTCAGCAGGGCGTCCTCATCGCGGCTTTGGCCGCAGTCCTGGCGCTGATGCTGCGGCAGAACCAGGAGCCGAAGGAGACGGCGGTCACCAGCGCCTGAGCGCTACCCTGAGAAGGTACGTCCGAGCACCCATCGGGGTAGCGTTCGGAGCGCCACCGGTTCGGCGGCCCGCCAGCGGCTACCGTCCCCGGTTCAGGTCCGGCGCGAACCGCTGGCATTGGTTCGCCTATCCCGATGGGTGCTCGGACTGACCCGCCTCTGCCACAGGAATCTGTGACACCCGCCGCACGGCGGTACAGCGGCGGGCGGATCCCCTCGCCTGCTTCTGGTGGGCGAGTGCCACCCTCCCCGGGTGATGCGAACGGCCCCACCGTCTACGGACGGTGGGGGCCGTTCGTGCTGTCTGCCTCTTGTGATGGGCCGAGGCCTGGTAGGTAATGAGGCTATGACCTCAAGTCCTAGCTCCGTCGCGTGCCCTGCTAACAACTGCCGGCACGGCGACGTCTCCATGCGCGAGTGGCGGGATGAGGACGGCCGTGTCGTGCTGGCCGGCTTCTGTGACAGCTGCGGCTTCGCCTCCGTGTACTGCCAGGAATGCGAGGCGGTAACCCTTTTCATCGATGGCGACGACGTGCAGTGCGATGGCTGTCCGGCGGTGTACCGGCAAGAGCTCGATCGGAAGGGGCTATTGGAGATGTTCCTGCGCCTCTCCTGATCGGGCGGTTCGACGGCCCCTTGCCGGGGATGTCGACTTGGCGGAGCAAATCTTCCGCTGTCAGCGTCGTCGCCCTGCAGCGAGCAGCCCCCGCCTTGGTCTACGGACCCGGGCGGGGGCTGCTTTGCGTTGTACGGCTACCGCTTCTGGGGTGGGGTCACCGTGTACCCCTCGTCCTCCAGGTAGTTGATCGCCGTATCGATGTCGCGGCGGATGGCGGCCTTCAGCTGCATCTGATGGAACATCTTGCGGCCGGGCTCGATGACGTCCTGCCAGCCGGGTTTGGCGTCCACCATCTTCTCTGCGATGACGAACTCGATGACGTCTTCGAGGCACCAGCGGAAGCGGCGGTGGCCGGCGGGGAAGTGGAGGCGGTGGAGGCCACGCTCCAGCAGGGGGCCTCCCCAGGAGTCCAGGACGGGCGATTGCCCGTACACCTGGATGTGTGCTTCTGGGTAGCCGTCTGCCTTGTTGCGTTCGTAGTCGAAGTGGCAGAGGCATGTGTCGCCTTGTTCGTCGCCGTAGATCGCGACGAAGGACGATAGGACGGTGAAGTACTCGCCTTCGGGGTCGTAGCAGAAGCGGAAGGACAGATCCATCCAGGCGCGGATGGCCGAGCGCGGTACGGGGCGAAGGGGGAAGGACTCGCTATCCAGGGATGTCTTGGACAGCCCCTTCGCGACGATGACGATGTCGCGATCTCGCGGGGAGACCATCGCTGTGATCCTCGCGTGATCACAGACGGTGGCGTTCAGCGTGTGCTGGACGTACTCGCCGAACTTACGAGCCTCCTGGTGGACCTTCGCTACATCAATACTCGCGGATGAGGAGCCAGAGCTTCCGGTGCTTGAGCGACGCGAACCTGCGTTCCTTAGCCTGTCGCGCCAACTCGTCATAGGTGACCCCGAGTTCGCTCAGGGCATTGCTCCGGGCTTCTTGGTACTCGTCGCCCGTGAGCTCTATGACTTCGACTTCTGGTTGGTCCTGCTCCGTACGGTGCAGTAACGCCATCACGACCTCCTCTTCGACCCCCGATGAGCCACTCGACTTGGTCTCTCGCTGTCAACATAACCTCGTCTGGGGACAGAAAACACTGACCTGCACTGGTACAGGGCGATCACTCCGGGTTGTTTTCCCTGCTCTTACGAGATCGCGGGAACGATAGGAAACGCTACGCCGACAGGTTGCAAAAAGATGCCCCACGGTCGAGACAACGTGGAGCCCCAACCGTAGTCCCTGCGGCGTGGCATGGCCGGGGCGAGCCTCCTTCGATCGGTGTATGTGCAGGCCGGGCGCAGGTGTGGACGACTGCCCGGCTACGATCCGGGCCATGGCCTACACCCCACCTGAAGACCTGCTGCAGATGAGACGCGACTTCCAGGACGCTGAGGAGCGTCTCGCCACCCTCGGCCGTGCCATGCCATCAGAGGCAGCCGTACGCGCGCAGGAAGCAGAACCATCCACGGAGGAGCAGCGGCAGGAGTGGCGGGCAGCGCAGGACGAGTGCCGCCGGCTGGCCGTACAGATCCAGACCCACCCGTGGTGGGCGACGGTGGACAGCCGGCAGGCGGCGGAGAAGGTGCTACGCGACGCCGCGGCGGAGCGGGATGACCTCGACGAGGTCGGCTAGGTCTACGTGCTTGGCCACCTGGCGGACGGTGGCGCAGTAGCCGAGCAGGTATCGGCGGCCGTTTACGGTCTGGGTGACGCGTAGGCGTGGCCGATCATTGAGGATGATGGGCTCCACTTCGATGCCGCCGGGGCCGTGCCAGGTTGCCACGCCAGCACACTACGCCGAAACGGACATAAAGGCATAGTCTGGACATGCGAGAGTCCCGGGCAGTGGGGAAGCCGCCCAGGGCTCTCACGCATTCACGGACTACTCCGCAACGTCTTCGTCGCCCGGCGCCTCAACGCCGACCCGCCCCACCGGGTTGCCGTCGCTGTCGTAGGCGATGACGCCGTCGATCCGGACGGGGCCGGTCGTGTTGTTAACGACCTTCGCCGTCTGCCTGATCCTGGGCCGCCGTCTGGGCTTGTCGCTGGCCATGCTGTCTCCTCTGTTCGAGTGGTGGAGGGGGCTGGTCGGTCAGGCGGCGAGGTCTTGATCGGGGAGGCGCTCGCTGGCGGTCAGGCCGCCCCAAACGCCCCACCGGATGTCCTCGGCGCGGGCGTAGTCGAGGCACTCCTGACGGATCGGACAGCCGTCACAGATCGCCTTCGCAGCCTGGGAGTGCTCACCGGGGTTGGGGAACCACTCCTCTGGGTCGGCTTGGGCGCACAGTGCCCCGTCCATCCACGAGGTGGCGGCTGCGGCCTGGGTGAGGGTGTCGAGCATGTCGATCAGCATCTGCGTGGCTCCTGTCTGCCTTGGGGGTGAAGCGGTGAGGATGATGAGTGAGGGGCGTCTCAGGGGGTGCCACGGGGGGTGCAACGGTCCCTGCCACGGAGGTGCCACGATGGGCTGCCACGGGCGCGTTGCACCCCGTTGACCTGTAACCCTCGCGTCCGGCCCGTTACGGGGTGCCACGCTCCAGAAGTGCCACCCGGCTACACCTCCGCCATCTGGCGCTCGCGGGCCCTCAGCAGCGCCTCCGGAATCAGGACCCACACGCCGCCCTCGCGGAGCAGCAGTCCGTCGTCGTGCAGTTTGTGCGCCGCCTTCTGCGCCCACTGGCGGGTGTAGCCGGCCGCCTCCCATATCGGGCGCATGTCGGCGGTCGCGAACTCGGTCCGGCCTTCGACCGCCCACTCGCAGAGCGTTTCCAGAAGCCGCCGACGCGCCAGCTCGGGCGTCAACTGCGGCTCAGGCTCCGGCTGGCCAGGGAAGGTGATCGCCGGGTCTGCCGTCGACACCACCGGCTGGCGCGGGTCGATGCCGTCGTCTCCCGGCTCCGGATAGATGCCGGCCTCGCGCAGGACATGGTCGGCTTCGCCGACGCTCGTCGACTCCTGGCTGCCGCGGATGTCCTGGCGTTCCTCGTCGTCGAGGTCATCGCCGTGAGCCTCTGACCGCTGCCGCGCCTTAGCCACGATCCTCGCCGTGAACTCGTCGTCGGGCAGGTCCTTGGTGTGGGTGTGCCCGGCGACGTGCGCCTCCATCGTGGCGTAACGCTCGGCGTCGTCCTCGCCCCAGTTCCACGTGTGCAGCGGCACCGTCACCAGCTCGGCCGGCATGCCCTTCAGGTCGATCAGTGACCGGCCGGGACAGTTCGTCTGCCAGTCCTGCGGCGCCCCGCCGGGGGCCAGCTCGAACGACTTCTGCCGGTCCGACAGTGACCGTTTGGCCTGCTCCCAGCCCATCATGCCGAAGGTCCACCGGCCGAGCTGTCCGCGGATGACGCCGATGTCGTCGACCTCGCTGTGGTGAAGGTCCTGCAGGCTGATGACCACGGTCCCGCCGGCTGAGCGGATCTCCTTCAGCAGCAGCTTGAAGTCCTCCCACTCCCTGTCGGTCATCTCGGCGACCAGGCGTGGGAACTCCTCCAGCCACACCAGCCAGTACTTCAGGCCGCACCCTGAACGCCAGGTCGCATACTTGCGCGCCGACAGCCATGCCGTCCGGCGCGGAATCTCCGCGTTGAGGTCGCCCAGCAGGGCCACCCCGCCGCCGGACGTGTACTCCACAACGTGCATCGCCGCGGCCAGCGGCCCGAACGTCTGCTCGTCCTTGGCCGGGTCGGCGGCGAACACGGCCAAGTCCTGCCGGGTGATCGCCTCGCCGAGGGCGCCCCACGCGCCGCCGAAGCCTTTGCCCGCGCCGGACGTGCCGGTGATGGCGACGTGCCCGCCGATCAGCGTCACCTCGCACACGTCGAGAGTCTGGAAGAGGCCGAGGTGGATCGGGTCGGCGATTGACGCGCCCGGCCGGGAGGGGCCGGGCCAGCGCGGCGGGGTGTCGAGTGCGGTCGGGTCTGACAGGTTCACGTGCACCTCACGGCGTGAGTGCCGCGAGGGGTCACCCTGTAGCGATCCGGGCGGTAGGTTCGCTCCGGACTCGACCGAGGCCAGGCCGCCGTCCTTCAGGAACTGCTCGGCGTCGTCGCCGGCCTCAAGCGTCACTACTCCTGAAATCTTGTGCGGGGTCGCTTTCGTGGTGCGCACCGCGAGCGGCTCGGCATGCGTCTCGTGGGCGGCCAGCGTGAACACCGCCTGCAGAGGGTCGCCTGCGCTGGCGATGGCTTTAGGTCCGGCCGCCTGGGGGTCGCGCGCCGACTCCTCGACCAGGATGTGCAGTACCCACGACACGGCGAGCGCCAGCCACAACAGCGCGCTCCATTGCCAGATGGCGGCGAACTCGATCAGTTCGTGCGCCAGACAGGCCAGAGACACGGCGCCGGCCGTGAGCGCCAGGTGAACCCGTACCTTGCGGGGGCGCGCTTTGGCTGCGGCCCATGCCCACGCTGAAAGCACCGCGGCCAGCACCATCAGCACGACTCGCCCCGCTGGCGTGTTGGGCGTGAATGCCGTTGTCACGCCGATCAGCCCCGCGTAGCCGACGATGGAGATCAGCCCCGCCATGATCGGGAGTGTCTTGGAGACGTAGCGGTGGGTGACCTGCGATCGTGTGGACTCCTTGGGCTGTTCGACCCTGCTCATGTCGTCCCTCAGTCATCCAGGCTGAACGCCGGGCGAGGCGTGCGGCGGGTCGTCTTCTTGCCCTTCTTGGCGGCATCGCGCTCTTCGTCGTCCTCCAGCGCGGCCAGGACTTGCTCGAACTCCCTGTTCAACTTGACCGCGTTCTTGGCGAACGCCTCCGCCAGCCTCTGCAGCGCCTCACCGCGTTGCCGGACCCGGCGGGTGCGGTACCGGGCCGCCATCCGGCCCATCTTGTAGGTCTCGCGGATCATCGCGACGAGGTTGTCATCAAGGTCGTCGATCGACCCTTCGACGCCCACCTCCAGGCGCATCCCTACGGCGCGCAGCTGGTCGGCGAAGTCGGCCACCGCAGACGGCGACGTCATCGGGATCGCGAACAGTGCCCGCAGGTCACCCTTGTTCTTCCGGGTGTGGTTGCGGCCTTTCCACACCATGCGCTTACCGCGAATCGTCATGCTGATCTCCAGGACGGGGGGCGAAATTCGTGGGCGGCAGCTCCGGCCGCCTGCCTCGCCGCACGCGTGAGCAGGACACGGGCGGGCGGCCATCCGGCCAGCGCGGCGGCCAGGTCGACCAGCCACACCAGCGCCTCACCCACCAGCACACCGAGGCGCTGCAACGAAATGATCCATACGTGAATGGGGGCGGCGACCACGAGCCAGAGGATGTAGGCCACCCACCGCCGGGCGGTCCTCATCGCCGGCCTCGCGTCCGCTTGGAGATGCCCAGCCGGTCACCGAGCCGCTGACACCAGCCGGGCAGTGCGGCGCCGACCAGCAGCCCGAACACCGCTCCGCCTGCGGCACCGGCCTGGGCCGGATCGACTGCGGCGTGCCGCAGGCCGAGCCAGATGGCGCCGCCTATCACGGCGGCGACGATCAGCAGGCTGTGTACCGCGGGCGGCTGTGCGGCTCGCGGTGAGGGCGCGGGCGGGGCGGTGGCGGGCGGCTTCCTGTTCGACCTGGGCACCGACTGGAAGGGGGTCTGCTCGCTCATGCGCTGGTCCTTTCTCACTGGGGGTCGGCCTTGCCGAGAACTGCTGGTGGAGTCTGGCCGTACCAGTGGCCGCCGAACTGGTGAGCGGCGAACAGCACAGCGACGACGGTGGCGAACGTCACCGCGGTGGGACTCATGCCGGCACCTCGCCGCGCTCGGCAGCGTCCACACTCTCGGACGCCCGCGCCGGCGACAGCACCAGCCCGTTGTCTTCGAACACGTACCCCTGCGAGAGCATCCGGGACTGCACCTGAGTGATCCGGCGGCGAGCCCACCCGTGGGAGAACCCATGACGCTCCCGGACGTCGGCCGGCGAAGGCTTCTGGCCGACACCGTTCTGACCGCGGCACCGACGGCGGATCCACTCCTCGGCTGCCTGATTGTCCTGCTCGGTGGGCTTGCTCCGGTCGGTGTCGTTGTCCTCGCCACTGTCTTCGGTTTGGCCTTCCTCGGCGCCGTGCGCGTCGGTCTCGGGAGCCAGTTCCAGGACGGGCTGCGGTCGATCGGGGCCGACGGCGGGGGCGCCGTCGGCGGGGCGAACATCGCCCCGTTCGGCGGCCGAGAAGGGGCCTGGTGACAGGACTGGCGCCGGTAGCCCATCGCGCCCGGCAACGTAGGTGGCGAGCGACACGATGGTGGCGGTCAGTTCGGCGTCGCCGCGCTCCTTGAGCGCCTCGGTGTGGTCGCGCAGCGCGGCAGCCAGTTCGACGGCCTCGGCGTGCCGCGCGTTGCCGGTGACGGCCGGATGGTCGAGATGCGCCCACGGCGGAGACGCGGTGTCGAGCTTCCGGGACAGGTCGTCGCCGCCGCCGAGTGTCGTCACCATGTCGAGCAGTGCGCTCTGCGTGGAGGCGTCACGGGCGAGGCCGGTGTGTTCCACTGCCCGGTCGAGCATCCGGTCCCGCCGCGCGACGGCGCGAGCTAGCTTGCGGTCGGAGACGCCTGCCTGTCGGAGCTGGTGTACGCGCTTGGCTGCGAGAGCGACACGAGTGATCCGCCGGTGCGCGTCTACTTCGGACGTGGTGCGGTCCCGCGCCTCCGCTACGCCGGCCCACACCATGATGCGCTCGGGGGTGAGACGCCAGTTGATCCGCCCGGTGCCGCGGATGCGATGCCGCTCGATGGCCATGCCGCGCTCCCACAACCACGCTGCGACCAGCGGGGCGGCGAGCCTGAACACGGCCTCGGGCAGGCTGCGGGCGTCCATGCTGGACAGGACCGCGGTCAGGACGGTGAGAGCCCACACGGCCATGCCGTCCACGCCGGCGGAGAAGTTCTCCCGCATGTTCCGGCGGGCCCGCACCGCGCTGGTGACGATCGCCACCTCGATGAACGCGAACAGCAGGATGCGCAGCACGAACGGCAGGTGCAGCACGTCTTCGGCGAACCGCCACATGCCCTGAGCGGAGACGCCCGTGGCGATCGAGGCGGCCACGACGGTCAGCACGTCCTCGATGGAACGGCTGGACAGGTACGCCCTACCGGCGGTCCACGCCTTGCCGCTTGTGCGCAGGAGCTTGCGGGTGAGCAGCCAGGTGGCGACGACGCAGCAGGCGCCGCCGACGATCCACCACACCCACACGGGCGGGAGGTAGGGGGAGATATGGGTCCAGATCCACGCCCACCAATCCGGGTCTTGTACAGAGTGAGCGCCCTCGCCGTTCATGTACCGACTCCCTTTGACTCTAGGTGTCCCCCCACCCTAACCTGAGGTGTCCCCCCACCTCAACCCTGGAGGCGTAATGACAACCGAGACCATGAGCACTTACGGTTACCGTGTGCCGAACCAACCGAAGACGCCGAAGCAGAGCATGAGAATGGGCGCCCTGAAGTGGGGGCGGTTTGGCATTGCGTCCTTGTCGGTCAAGAGCAACCGCACCGAAGTCATGAGCCAACTCGTGGACTGGTTCCTGCGCGTGCCCGGCGCCGAGCTGCCCGAGCGGCCTACCGAGGAAGAGATCGAGCGGATCGCCGCGATGTCGCAGGAGGAGATCCTCGCGATCCTGCGCCGCCCGCGCCGCCGCGACGAAGACGCCGAGTAACCGACAAGACGAAAGCCCCCGCCATAGGACGGGGGCTTCGTGTTCTGCGGGGCTGCCGGGTGCGCCAACACTCCGGTCGGCCATCGATCCGAACCTGGCGCGGGCGCTGGCCACCGTACGGCTCGCCGCGCGCTGCGAGGGTTCCGGGTCTCGTTGCTTTCCTTCACCGCTCAGCTAAGGCACTAGCAACTGTGATTCGACCCGATGACGACGATAAGCCTTTCGTCGCTCGATGGAACAGCCTTATCCGGATTCTTCTCGTGGAATCCTCCGTCAAGCTCGTGGCTCGGTCCGCGATGGACTACGCAGACTTGTTCGACGGCACCTCCTGCCATCCCAGCAACGAGCGGCTCGCCCGAGAGACCGGCTACAGCGAACGTACGGTCCGAACCGCGTGGGCGGTGATCCGAGGGCTGGGGCTGGCCGAGCGCGTGTCTCACGCGGTCGCGCACGCGCGCAAGGCCGACGAGTACGAGCTGGTCATCCCGGACAACTGGGCGAACCTGCCAATCCTCGGCCCTCGATCGAAGAAGTTCACCTGCCAGCACTGCGACAAGCTCATCAACCCGCAAGGCAACTGCACGCTCACCGATGACGGCCGGGTGACGTTCAACGTCCGCCAGTTCGTCTTCTGTCCGGCGCCACGCAAGACCAAGGGCCGCGACGAGCCGTGGTGCTACGACGCCTGGAATCGTCGGATGGCGGAGTCGGGCAAGCCCGTGTGGAGCAAGCAGGGCAATGAGGAGGTCTGGAAGATGTTCCGGCTGTCGCGCGGAGACGACTGGTGATCGGGCGTTCGGTGCCGGAAGTGACTTCCAGTACCGGAAACCACTTCCAGGGCTACCGGAAGCCACTTCCGGTAGGTGCCGGAAATGAGTTCCGCAGGTACCGGAAGTCACTTCCACCCAACTACTCACTCCACCTACTCAGAGAACTACTCATGTGACCGTTGCCGCGCTGACGCGCGGCCCGAGTTTGGACTGATCAAGACGCAGCGATGACGACGGCCCCCGCCCGGGATTCGTAGGCGGGGGCCGTCGCGTACAGGGGCTCTACTTCGAGACTCGCCCGGTGCCGCCGCAGGGCCTACAGCTCACCCAGCGCTGAGTGACGACCTCGCCGCCCTTGCCGGTCTTCGTCCTGACCTCTTCGTTCCAGCCGCCGGCCCCGCTGCACCTGCTGCACTGCTGGGTTTCCTTGCCGGCTTCGATCGGCGCGAGTGGCTCGGCGGGCGGCTCGAACTGGTCGGTGACATCGCCGGCCTGCTCGGCGGTGAGGAACGAGATGCTCACGACACTCCCACGGGGGGTGGTGATCGCAGCGAAGTGGTCACGGTCTGTGGGGCTCATGTCCCTGACGGTAGGACGTTGGGGGTGGTGCGGCCAGTTGTTCACGGAGACTCCCTCCTGTAGATGCGGCGGCCCTGCCCTCCGTCCCCTCTAGTCGGAAGGGCAGGACCGCCAGCGTTCCCGTGTCCGCGCTAGGACCGGGTTGAACGCCCGACTCCCGCAGCTGCCAGCGGACGGGAATCGGGCTGTCTATGGGTGGTGCGTCACCACAGCTTGGTCACGTAGAGGTAGTACGCCTTCCGCTTGAGCGTCAGGTCCTGCGGCTGCTTGTTCAGCAGATCGGGCACCGCTTCGAGCACCTGGCGCTCTTCGTCGTCGGCGGGGATGATCCCGTACCGGGAGTGCGGCAGGCCGTTGTCGTAGATCCAGAACATGCCGTTGTCCTCTTGGACCAGCCGGTACGTCACGTCGGGTCGCCCGTCCGGAACGGAATCTCTGCTGTGCGCCGCCAGGCGGACTTGGTCACGAGGTCCCGGCGGATGCGCAGCCAGGCGCAGTCGGCCTCAAGTTGGGCGATGTTCCGGGCGTCGGTCTGCTCGGGGATACGCGCGTACGTCTCGGTAGTGTCGAGCGGTTTCGCCCACGTGGCGTGGAAGCCTTCGCCGTCTTCCCAGACGTTGAACTCTGGGATCTTGGGCGCCGGGTTAGGCTGGTTCATATGTCGCACCTCCAGTGTGCGATCAGGGCTCGGTGAGCGTTCGCGCGCTTGCCGAGCCCGATTTATGTCAGGCACCAAGACTGCCACGTCAAGGTGTCTTAAACCATCCCCATGTGTATTACGGGGCGTCTACGTGTTGCTATGTCCACCCTGGTACGGCACACGAGCCTTGATCGCATGCATCCGAGTCGGTCGAAGTGGCGCCAGGCATACGCGTCGATCTGCGACCAGATCCGCGCCGGCGAGCTGGCCCCTGGTGACAGGGTGCCCACGGTGCACGAGCTCATGACCGAGTGGGACATGTCGAACACGGTCGCCCAGAAGGTGCATCGGGCGTTGCGCGAGGCCGGTCTGGTGGAGACCGAGCGGGGCACTGGCAGCTACGTGCTGGCGGGCGCCGCTGAGAAGCTTCGGGCGGCTGAGGAGTAGAGCGGCAGCTACGTCTCGGTGCCGGAGGACTGATGTATCGCGGTCACGGCGCCGACGAGTGCCGACTGCCACGCGAGGGCCTCCGTGAGGGTGGCAGCGTCCGACTTGAGGATCGTGGTGGCCGCGCCGGCGGCTCGCATCTCGCCTGTGAAGGGGCCGCCGTATATGGCGAGCCACCGCTGTCGGCCGGACTCGTCTCGGATGCGGCTGATGTTCCAGCCGGGGTAGGTGCTCTGGAGTGCGGCCAGTTGGCGGAGCTCGAACGGCTCGCGGGCGGCGGCAGCGAGGGAGGCTGTAACGGCTCTTGCGACTGCGCTGTGGATGTCGAGGGCGGCCTGGGTAGAGGCGTCGTTGGACACGGCGATTTCCTCACGAGCGACGGGATGGAGGTCGCGTCGGGCCAGGCGGGTGGCGCGGTCCCCGAGTGCCTGGCCTGCGAAGGTGTTCGCCGTTGACGTTAGAGAGGTGCCTTGTTGCAGCTCAACGAAGTTTCGATTTGTTTCTTAAAGATCAGCCGTTGGGGTCGATCAGTCTCCTGGCGGCCTCCCCATACAGGCACACCTCGGATATCGCGGTGAATGCCTGTTCGTAGACGGCGATGTCGTCGGGCTTCTTGATCCGAAATTGCGCTGCGACGCCATCCACGCGCACCTCGGCGGTGTCGTACAGCCAGAAGTTTTCCGGCGGCATCACCGGAGGGCGAACGTCTCGGGGCAGGATCCCCAAGGACACGTTCGGGTGGTCGTGGGTGTAGCCGGCCAGCCGCTCCCGCTGCTCACGCATTTCGCCTGCGTCCAGCATCGGCGTGTGGAGCGCCTGCTCGCCGAGCAGGAACACAAACCGTCTGACTCCGCCGATGCTGTCCTGCTGCGACATGCGGGCAGCCACGGCGCGATCGAGGTCGTCCGGGATGCCGCGGAACCCGATGATGGTCCCGAGGTGGGCGCGGGCGTACGCCTCCGTCTGGAGCAGGCCGGGGACCGCGGAGTGCTGCCACACTCGCAGCTGCGTGGTGCGCTCGTAGAGGCCGACGAACGCCTCCTGGATCTGGCCGAGTCCCGTCTTCTCCAGGCGCCGCCACTCGGTGTACATGCTGTCGATGTTGCGCACCTGCGCTATCAGGTCGGGGATCTCTTCGTCGGCGCCGCATGCGGTCGCCCATGCTGCGATGTCGTCGATGGTGGGGAGTTGGGTGCCGTTCTCGATTTTGGAGATGCGTGCTTTGCGTCCTTCCCATCCCATAGCTGTGGCGAGGCGGTCACCGGTCATGCGCTGGCCCTCGATGGTGGCGGCGAGGCGGAGGTCTTTGAGTCGGGTGGCGAGCGCCGTTCGTGCTTCGTTGATCTTCTCTGTGCTGGCCATGTGGGTCTCCCGGCTTCGGGGTGGCTGTGTGCTCGACGCTACGCCGGGAGGGGGCTCAAGTCAGGAGGTTTCGCGAAGACCTTTAAGAAACTTCCGCCTCTGGACTCTGCAACAAGGCCACGGCCCCGCCTCCACACGGGGGAGACGGGGCCGCTTCGCTGTTCTGCTACCGCTCGCAGACGACTCCGTCTCCGTCGCGGTCCTGGTACCAGGAGTACTCCGCGTCAACCCCGCGGCGGTACGGGCCGTAGCCTGCCGCGTTGGCATCGCCGCACGTCCTGTACCGGGGGTCGGTGCCGGATGGCTTGGTGGTCTTCGTCGGCGTGGGGGTGGGTGTCGGGGTGGGTGTGGTGCCGCCGGGCTTGTCGCACCGGCCGGACCAGATGCGCAGCCGTTCCTTCTTGGCCTTGACCTGGTCGGCGCGCATCACGCTGATGTAGCGGTCGTTGGGCTTGTAGAGGACGGCTTTGCCGTACCCGTACCGGACGAGGCTGCGGTTGACGTGCACACCCTTCGCGTTGAACGCGTAGTACAGCCACCGCCCGTACTGGTCTTTCGGGTCCTTGTCCCGCAGCAGGTAGACGGCCTTACCGACCGGCAGCAGGGACGACGTCCGCTTCGTCGCCGACGAGAACCAGCACTTTCCCCGCTCGGGGGTGTCGACCTCCAGCAGTCGGACCCGCATGCTTCGTCCGGCCCGGCGGACGTCGATCGTGTCCCCGTCCACAATTTTGGTGACGACCGCGATGATCGTGCCCTTCGGCAGCTTCGGCTTAGCTGCCGCGCCGGCCGGTAATGCGAGAGCGGGCAGGACCGCCGCGGCGATGACAGCGGCGGCAGCGCGTGCGATGAGACGCATGCATTCTCCTGGGGGGTAGGTGATGACGGGGGTGTTAGACGCGCATCTTGCCCGCTTGATGTGCAGCCTTTGGAACGTTCTCGGATGCGGGACATACGGCTCTACCTCCGGGTAGAGATGGCCCCTCCCGAGGCGGAAGAAAGCTGCCCTTGCCGGAAGCGTCTTGTCCCCGCACTCCCAGTCCCCGCACTCGGTGATTGTGGGGGTGCGACGGCGCGGGCCCGACAGCTCCGGCAGGAGTGTTTCCCGCGCCGCCGCTTTCGTCCCTCTACCCGCCGTTTGTCATGGGCATGCCCAGGCATGCCCAGGCGCGTCCGGGCAGTTCCCGGCGGACTGAGTACTGCCTGGTATCACTACCGTTTCTTCATGATCGATTGGGTGCCGGATCCGGAACGGCCTCGCTGGCTACAGCTCATGGAGGTTCTCCGGCAGCGGATCCTGGATGGCGTCTATCCGCCACGGACGAAGATCCCGAGCCTGCAGAGGATGACTCAGGAGTTCGGTATCGGTTTGAACACAGCTCGGCATGCGGTTGACGAGTTGGAGGCGCAGGGGTATGTGCGTCCGGTGCCGTCGCTGGGGACGTTCGTAGCGCCGCCGGAGGAGTGGCCCAACGCGGGTGACAGATCGTGACGGTGGCGAGTCGATCATGCTGCGCGATATTTGCGCGACGGTCGCCTGTGAATGATCTCGCGTGGCTGATACTGGCTGATAAAGGTTGGTACGCTGACCTGCGGCTTAGCGGTCCCGGCCTGGTGGGCGGTATGGCCGGATCTGCATGGTAAGGAGAAGGTCAACGGTTCGATTCCGTTTGGGGGCTCCCAGTCTGACAAGGCAAAACGCCCGATCCAAGATCACTTGGAGTCGGGCGTTTCGTGTTGTGCGCGATATTTGCGCGACGGAGTCGATTAACCCACCTGCACGGCGGGGAATTGGAGCACCTCCCCGCGCGACTCGTGAGGCGCGACCGGAACCTTCCTCCCGTCACGGAACGGAGACAGCAACTCGTCGAGCGCCGCGACCGGAGAATGCAGACCGAACCACGCCCGCCGCGCCAACGCGTCCTGCCACAGCCGCTCCAACTCCCCGCGCAGCCACACCCGCGACTCCCGTGACACATGCGAGTACGTCCCGCGCATGCCCCGCATCTCCGGCGACGCGTGCCCCATCCGATCGTCTCGGAGTTGCAGCGGCGTCCCCAGATCCATCAGCCACGTCGCATGCGTGTGCCGGGCCAACTCGTGCGGAGTCACCCCTTCCTTGATCGGCGCCCACGACGCGACCGGCGCGTACTCCGACACATAGGTGGAGCGAACGAACCGGTCCAAAATCTCGTTCCGGGTCATCTGGTGTGCCACCTCCACCGCCACCCCCCGCCCGATAGCGAACTCCACCAGGTCCGTCCGCGACGAGGCCACGTTCACACCCAGCCCGAGCGGGCGCCGCTGATAGCCGCGCACCGGCGGAGCCTCGTACGGCTGCCCCGGGACAGCCGCCGGCCACGCCGGGAGCGGCGAGCCCGGCCACGGGCTATCCAGTTCGACCAGGATCGGCTTGTAGGCCACGCCGGCCTTCCGGTCCTTGTCCCGGTGCTCCTTCGTCCCGCGCCTGCCCTTCGAAGTCGGGTACCACCCATCGGTCGCAGGGTCGAACACCCGCCGCGCGAAGTTGCTGTTGCGGAGGTGGCCGCCGCGCTCGCCCAGGAAGACGAACGCGCCGCCGCCCTGGCACGGCTGCTCCTGCTGGCCGTCGATCGACTTCGGCGTGCACCTGCACCGCCGCTCCGGATGGGAGGCGATCTGCCGGTTCAGTAAGCCTTGCAAGAACGGCGGGATGTCGACATCCCTGTTGCTGTCGTCCTTCGGCGGTCCGAGGTAGAAGTCGCCGCCCGCTTCGATGAGTTGCCAGTCGACGCGGATCTGGCCCAGTCGTACGTACGCGCGCTGCAGCCCGATCGCCTCGCCGTAGCGGAGCGTCCCCCACGCCATGGTGACGCCCATGATGAACTCGTCGTCGCGGCCCGACATGACGCCCATCCGCTCGGCGAGTGCCAGCGCCTCGAACGGGGTGAGCGCCTGCTTCTCCTTGCCGCGGCCCCCCGTGCCGACTCCGGAGCGGCGCCCCCGGTGCCGCTGTCGCAGCGCAGGGTTGGAGCCGATCAGCTTCTCGGTGACCGCATCGCCGAGTAGGGTCGACAGGCGCGTCCGGGCGCCGCTGGCGACACCGTCACGCGCGTACCCTGCCTTGATCATGCGCTGTTCCCAGGCGTTGACGTCGGAAGCCTTGATGTCCCCCAGCTTCCACTCGCCCCACTCCGGCAGGACGTGCGCCCGGAACAGGTAGGCGTAATTGCCGCGTGCTCGCAGGCCGACATCGAGGCCGTCCCACCAGCGGACGAACCACTCGTTGACGGTGATGTCATCATCCGCGGCCTCCGGCTCGGGCTCGTCGAGGAGACCGAGCCGGGCTTTCACCTCCTGCTCGTTGCCCCACTTCTCCGCTTCGGTCTCCGTCTTGAAAGGCCGGCCAGTTTCCGGGTTGAGGGAGGTGGACGGCCACTTAGGGGTCTTACCTGGAGCGTTCCGCCATCGGACGTTGATCACGCCATTGCGCACATACGCGTGTGCCATCTGGACCTCGCCAGGGGTCGGGGGGTATGGGGACAAGCTAGCCGAGCACGCACACATCGAGCAGCGGATCCAGGTCGACCCGCACGATCCCGTCACACCCGTCGCCGACCGCGGCAAGGGTGGGTGGCAGATCGAGGTCCGGTGCGATGGTCTGCTCAGCCAGATTCGGGAGGGAAGTCGGGAGGCTAGTCGGGAGGGGGACTGAAGACCGAGTCGTCGGGGTCGGAACGGATGCCGGCTGGTCGAGGTCGCCTGGCGGGCGGGTTGCACGTGTCGGGTTTGGTGCGCGGGTCCGTTCGGGGGCGCGGGTTCGTTCCGGAGAGAGCGTCCTGACGGCGCGGGTCCGCGCCGGGGTCGGTCGCGCGCTGGTGCGTGCCGGACGCGCTATGGGGTCAATGACCGGCGAGGTACGGCGGCTGGCGGGCGGCGTCGCCCTGCTGGTCGACTCCGCTCTCGTCGGCGTGGGCTCGACTGCGGCGGTGACGGTCACGGGCGGAGCGGGCGGCAGGGTGATGATCCGCTCGGTGACGATCTGTCCCCTGCCCGTCTGGTCCTTGTCGCGGATCATGTCCGTGGCGGCCATGGTGGCTGCGGTCGCCACCGTCGCGGTGCCGGCCATGACCGCTACGACCTGCTGGCGGGTTGACTGCCGCAGCCACTCGGTGATGCCGCCGAGGACACCGAGCCAGACGATGACCTTTTTGATCGCCTTCTTCGCGGTGGGATCCTCGATATTGACAATCAGTGTCGGATTTTCGTCCTCGTCGACCTCGACGGACATGGCAGCGATTTCCGGCTCCAAATGCTGCCGCCGGTACTCATGTACTGTGCCGGATTCCTCCTCCGGCTGTTCGCCGCTCATTTCTTCTGCTGCTCTCGGGTAGCTATGGCGGTGTCACGGATGCAGGCCCAGACTGCGGCCTCGCGTTCCGGGTTACGTTTACCGCTCGGGTGCAACCTTGCTTTGATGACCATTCCGTCGTGGTAGACGACCGCGGTGCGGTCCACGCCCTTGGGGGCCCGCATCACCTGTACGACCTCTATGGGCGTGGCTGTGGCGTCGCCGCCGATGCTGGCTTGGCGGCGTGCTTCGTCGAGTTCTATCCGAGTGTTGGCCATCGCCTGGGCGAGGGCTTGTTCGCGCAGAGATCGACTGGTGAGTCCCAGCGCTTTTTGGATCAGTTTTTCGATGGACCTGTAGGAAGAAGCGTCGTTGCTAATTGGGGACGTCAAAACGTCCTCCACCTCCCCATGATGGTGCAGAGCGTTTGCTATCCCGCCGTTTGGGCTGTCGGGACCTTTATGTGACGCCTGCGCCCCTTGGGGGGTCTATGCCCATTACTGGATTGTGGTCATTCTGTGACATTCCAAAGCCGGAATGTCCCAATTTGTCATTTCGGACAGCAGTTATGCCCTCTTCTGGTCACGGCTGCTCTGGCTGGGCTCGTCTCGATCGCGTTCGCGCGCGAGGGCGTCCACTTTCGCGTTGAGCTCCTCGATCTCCTTCCGCATCGCAGCCATGTAGGCGATCATCGCCGCCTCGGTCGGAGAAGGGTTTTCGATCGCGGCGAAGTCGCCGGGAGACGGGACGACCTTCAAGGGGGCGACGCTGGGGATGGCGGTGTCCGTCGTCTCGTCGGCCATGATCTGGGCGACGGTTCCCGGCTCCCACTCAAGGGCCGTCTCGATCTGTGTGGCCGCCAGCTTGGTGATCGGGGCCTCGCCCTTACGTATGCGGCTGAGGTGTCCGATGGACAGGCCGGCTCTCTCGGCGACCTGGTTCCACTTCAGCGGTGGCCGTAGTTCTAGTCGCCTCTTGTCCATCGCGGCATCTAGGCGACCTGGAGCTTCGCGGTCGGGCTGCATGACCCGAGCCTCCCGTGTGTCGTCTGCTCGCTCGTCGCCTCACTTTAGCTCACATGACATCTCTTGACTACGGGCAATGACTCAAGTGATGGATGGAAAAGAGAAGGGATGAGAGGTTTTTATTGACGATGAGATGCCATGAGAGCTAATGTGAAGCCATGGCAAAGACGGAGAACAGCCTCCCGTTCGACGGCCGACGCCTCCGGCGACACCGCGAACGCGGCGGGCTCCTGCAGGCGGACCTCGCACGCCTCTGCGGCGAGGCTGGACACAAGATCGACCGCACCCGCATCAGCCAGCTGGAGCGCGGCGACAAGCCCTCGCCGCCCCTCCTGACCGCACTGGCGACAGCGCTCAACGTCGAGATCGACGACCTACTCACACCCGACAGCGAGCCCGAGCGGAAGCCCGCATGACGCCCCCCAAGAAGTACGACGTACACCAGGCGGCTCTGATCGTCGGCAAGAGCCCCAGTTGGATGTACCAGCAGGGTGCGGCAGGCAACATCCCCCGCACGAAGATCGGCCATCACGTTTCGTGGACCGACGAACAGCTCACCCAGATCATCCGCGACGGCGCACAGGAGCCCAAGCAGGCCAAGCCGCGCGAGAAGCAGCAGACGGCCGAGCGCCGCAAGCCGCAGCCCGCCAGGCCAGTGCAGCAGCACAAGCCCATGCCGGCGAACGCCGCGAACATCCCGACCGCTGACTTCTCCGTCAGCCGCCTCTACCGGCAGCAGGGCGCGGCATGACCGCCGCCGAGTACGGCGCCGCGTGCGCTGAGGCGTTTGCAGTCCACTGCCTGCGGCTCGACCTCGACGACGCGCTTGAGATCGCCGCCGGATACCTCCAGCCCTGACCACGTAAGTGCGGGCCCAGCAGAGCCAACTGCCGGACCCGCGAGTCCCGCTCAACCCGTTCGGACCATGAACAAGGAGCAGGCAATGACCACGATAGAGCAGGCCGAGACCGGCACGACGCCGGAGGCCGAGCAGCCCAAGTCCGTCGCTGAGGCGCTGGAGTACGCCCGCGCCTACGAGCAGGTGGCGGCATTCCTTTCCGCGAACCCGGACCTGGCGGAGCGCGCCACCGTCTACCTGGCGCGATACACGAACATCGTTCCCCCGTACGGCGAGGACCCTGTCGCGTTCATCGTGGACGCGGCGAAGAGGGGACGCGAGTTCGGCGCCCCGGTCGAGGAGTGGGCGGACGGCAAGCACGGCGGCGTGAAGATCGGATTCGGGCCGCTGCACGTGAAGGTGTACACCACGGCAGACCGGGTGTGTAGCCGTGTCGTGGTCGGCGTGATCGAGGACGTCCAGTACGCGCTCTCCTTCGACCTGGACGGCACCCCGCGCAAGCAGGCGGAGGTGTCGAAGTGACCTCCCCAATCCCCGCCCCTGCCGACGTGGCCGGCCAGACCGAAGTGTGGGAGGACCTGAAGCGCCTCTCTCCGCGCGCTTACCGGCAGGCGGTCATCAACTTCGAGAACCGGGTCGGTGAGACGCGGTGAACGCCGAGACGATCCTGCACGCCACGATCGGCGTCCTGCAGCAGCGCGGCCGGTGCTTCAACAACTACGAGTACGCCGGGAAGGTGTGCGTCCTCGGCGCGATGGCTGTCGCCGCTGGCCAGGACCCGCGCCTGTGGGTCGCGCTGCAGGAACTGGACGAGGAAGAGCAGGCGCGTAAGGACTGCGAGCTGGTGGCGGCGGCCCGGCTGTTCGCCTCGGTGGCCGTCCCCAGCGTGGCGACCGCAGACCTGGAAGACCTGTGCGTCGAGATCGGCCGGTGGCATGACGGCGAGCGCCTCCCGGGAGACGCACGACCGGAGAACTCCGAGGTGTTCGAGGCGCTGGCCAAGGCCGCGAGCCTCGCCGCACAGACGGGAGTAGCGGCGTGATTATCTCCCGAGAGGTCGCCTTCGAGGACCCGCCCCGAACGAGCAGCGTAGGCAGCGGTCCGCCCCTCGCCTGGCGCGAGGTCGCCTCTGAGCTGACCCGTAGGCCCGGCGAGTGGGCGCGCGTCGCCATCCTCAACGACGCCCTGTCCGCCGGCCAGTACGCATCCCGCGTCCGTAACGGCCGTATTGAGGCGCTGGCTCTGATCGGCAAGTTCGATGCCGTGTCGCGGACTGTCGGTGGTCGGCGCTGCCTGTACGTCCGCTTCCTGGGCGGTGACCTGTGACGGCGCCCCCTATCCGCTGGCTGACCGTCAGCCAGACCATCACCCGGATCTGGAACGAGACAGGCCGCCTGCTGACCGCGCAGGACGTGATGGGGGTTAACGGCCAGCGGGCAGGCCTGAACGTCGAGTCGACGCACGACCACGTGCGGATATCCGAGGCGTCCATCGACGCGTACGTGGCCCGCTACGCCCGCCGCCGCGCCGGCATCCCCGTGGGCGAAGGACCCGACATCGGCCACGAAGCGGAACTCGACTTCGAGCTCAGCAAGCGCGACTACACCGACACCCCCAACGACGAGGGAGACGACAACCAGTGAGCGTGACGGACCTCGAGCGAAGCAAACTGCTCGAGCTGATGGTGCCGTTCAAGGACGACCAGATCGGCAAGCTCCCGCGCGTCACCTGCCGGGAGTGCTCAGACAGGAAGATGAAGTGCGGCAAGCACCACGAGAAGCGGTGTGAGGAGTGCCAGGCGTGGGTGTCGGAGCGGCACATCCACATCGACTATGTGGGCCACGCGCACGTCACCGAACGGCTGCTCGAGGTCGATCCCGAGTGGTCGTGGGAGCCGCTCGAGCGCGATGTGGATCCGCAGGTTATGGCTGCTGCGGTCGCGACGGGCAAGCCCGAGGTCATCAAGCTGGTGCTGGATGCGGCGCCTCCGAAGTTTGATCTGGACGACTTCGGCAACCCGGTTGGCCTCTGGATCAAGCTCACGATTTGCGGCGTCACCAGGCCGGGCTACGGGTCGTGTCCGTCGAAGCAGTCCGACGCGGTCAAGGTGCTGATCGGGGACGCGCTGCGGAACGCCGGGCAGCGGTTCGGTGTCGCGCTCGAGCAGTGGATGAAGGGCGACCGCGCCAACCCCGCTGCTGAGAACGCTGTCGCGGACGCCGGCCAGCGCGCCGCGCCTGCCCGTCAGCACGCCGCTGACGCGCAAGTCGTGGTGGACGGCGACTGGGTGGGCGTGTTCGAGAAGCGTCTCGCGGAAGCGGACCTCGAGCATGTGGGCGGGTTCCGCCAGGACGTCATCGACGCGATGCGCGGCCAGCGGATCAACTCCGAGACGGCGAACCGTCTGCTCGAGGCCATCAAGGAACGACAGAAGGTGCTCGAGCTTCCCGCCGATGGGCTGCCCCGGAACAAGGACGGCACCATCTCGAGGTCGAAGGTGACCGACGAGCAGCTTGAGGCCGTGGGGACGATGACCGGCCCGCAGAAGAAGGAGCACAACAAGCTCGTCAAGGACACGATCTCGAACCCGAAGCAGGCCGAGCGCTCGAACGCGCTGGACGAAGTTGACGAGAAGTGGATGAACGGCGGTGAGTCGTCGTGACCGAGATGCTCACCATCGTCAAGCAGCTCGGCCAGCTCTCCCGCGACCTGGACGACGGGGTTAACAAGCTGGCAGACCTCGAGTTCATCGCTGTCGAGGCCGAGGGCGACTTCAAGGTGGCGTTCGCGGCGGCGTTCCGTGACGCTGTCGGCTCGGTGGAGGACCGCAAGCAGGCGGCAGTGATGAGCACCGACCAGTTGTGGCGGGTGTTCGGCAAGGCCGCCGCCGCGGTCCGGCTGCAGAAGGAGCACATCCGCGCTTTGCATGCGCGTATCGACGTCGGCAGGACTATCCAGTCCACCGCGCGGGCGGAGATGCAGTTGGCGGGTGGTCAACTGTGAAGCGCTCGCCGATGCCCCAGCGGAAGACGCCGCTGAACGCGAAGACGGAGATGCCTCGCGGCGCCGGCTTCAAGGCGAAGGCCAACCCGCCCAAGCGGAACGCGCCGCTGAAGGCGCGATCGAAGAAGCAGGAGGCGACGTACCGGGTTCGCCGTCTGCTGGTCGCCGAGCTCCTCGCCGAGCGTCCCGCCTGCGAGCGCTGCGATGCGGCCCGCTCTACCGACGTCCACGAGCCGCGCATGCGTTCGAGGGGCGCCGACATCACCGACCCGGCCCAGTGCGTGTGCCTGTGCCGTGACTGCCACAACTGGGTTCACGCCAATCCGGCTCTGGCGACGGCCGAGGGCTGGCTGGTCGCTTCCTGGGATCGGGAGGCGTCGTGAGCGTCATCGAGGTGTTCTGTCCCTCCTGCCTCCAGGTGCACCCGCACGCCGCCGATGAGACCCGGCTGGCCTGTACGGGGTGTGGCGCTGTCCGTGCCGCCGATGAGGGGCTGCTGGTCGCTGCACTGGCGGTGGCTTCCATGCCGCCCGTGCAGGACATGCGGGACTGCGGCTGGTGCAAGGAGAAGCTCCCCGCTGACCACGACTGCCCGGCCGGCGCGGTCGGGTGCACGACCCGGCAGCCGGATGAGACGCCGTGCGGGTGCTGCCTGCGCTGCCTCGCAGCGATGGCGGAGGACGTCGCCCGATATGGCTCGCCCTCCGATATCGACACCCCCTGACCCCCTGAAGGGAACAACCGTGACGCACGTAGACGACCTGTACGAGCCGGGAGACGACCGAGAGCCCGAACCGTGCGACTGGTACCCGGCGCCTGAACCGCTCGACCTGGACGGCCTGCAGAAGCTCTACGCCCTCGCCGAGGAGCCCGGCGGTCTCCCGGCATGGGGGCGGATCGTCTACCTGCGGGTGCCGGAGCTGATCGCGGAGCTGCGTGAGGCTCGCCAGCGGATCGCCGAGTGGGAGGCGCTGCCGACCCGCGAGGAGTGGGCGGTCACCTTGGGCAAGGTCCAGCCGGATCCGGCTGACCCGATCCAGGACGGCGACTTCGCCGAGGCGGCCCTGGATCTGGCGCGCAAGCACAAGGGGCAGGCGTGGCGGCGGACTCTGACCGTCCACCTGTGGGAGCCGATCTCTCTCGACGCCCCGTTCTAGCCCCCTCCCGCTGCTGCTCTCGCCGATCGGGGGCCAAGAGCAGCAGCGGGCCACCCAGACCAGGAAGGGAGACGACCGTGTCAGTCCTTGACGCGACGGTGGAGCTCGTCGGTAAGCCGGTCGAGTTCGCTGGTCAGGCGGTGGATTCGCTCCACGAGAGCTGGCGGGGTGAACGCGGACAGGTCCGTCGTGTCATCGGGTGGCGTACTGCCGGCAGAGGGGAGGCCGGCCAGCCTGAGCGCCTTGTCGTGGTCGATGCCCAGGGTGTCGGCGACGGCGAGGACGCTCGATGCCTGCGGGGTGCGGGGCTGCGCCCGCCAGTTGTTGATCGCGGCGCGGCTGACTCCGGCGCGCTTGGCGAGCCAGGTCTTGGTTTTGCCTTGGCTGGCGAGGGTGGCCTCGATCAGTTCGAGGAACGGGCGTGCGGGGGCGTCTTCGCTCACACATCCATGTGTACAGAGATGGCTAGAGGTCTCTGGTCGTTTTCCCTTCCCATGGGTGACTAAGTGCGTCTAGAGTTGGCAAGAGATGGAAAGAGTATGAAGGGAGTGAGCGACTTGTATCTGTCCCCCGCGCAAGCCTGTGGACGCCTCGACATCAGCCGTCCGACGCTGCTCAAGCGCATCCGCTCGGGCGAGATCGAAGCGATCAAGCTGGGCGAGGCGCGCAACTCGCCCGTCAGGGTGTTCCTCGCGTCGATCGAGAAGTACGAGAAGCGCCGCCAGATGGCCGTCACCGAGAGGCCGGCCGCATGAGCGAGATCCAGCTCTTCGACAACGGCGAGTTCAACCTGGAGATCACTCCAGTCGGGGACTCGTTCAAGATCCAGGCTCCCGGTCTCGCCCGGTCGCTCGCCTTTCACGCGGCCAAGGACATGCTCCGCACGGTTCCCGAGGACGAGAAAGGGTGGGAGACAGCTCCCACCCTTGGCGGCGAGCAGAAGATGTGGCACGTCACGGAGGCGGGCTTCTATCGGGTGCTGGGCCAGCGTCAGACCGCGCGGATCAAGAACGGGGCCATCCGCGAGCAGGTGACCCGCTTCCAGAAGTGGGTGTTCGCCGAAGTCCTCCCGGCGCTGCGTCGCGGCGAACTGGTGGCGCAGGCGAGGCCGGCCATCCCCGAGGACTACGCGGCGGCGCTCCGTCGCCTCGCTGACGAGGTTGAGGCCCGCGCTGTCGCAGAGAAGCAGCGCGACGAGCTGCTGCCTCTGGCTGAGGCGTACGCGGACCTGATGGAAGCGGACGGCACGTTCGACTGGGCGGCCGTGGCGCAGATCTTCTCCCGCATCACGGGCGGTCTGGGCCGTAACAACTTCCTTGATCTGCTCCGCTCGGACGACCTGAAGATCCTCAAGGCGAACAACACGCCGTACCAGGTCAAGCCCTTGGATCGCTACTTCAAGGTCATCCCGACCAAGGCGGGCAACGACTCGACGCCCACCACCCGCGTCACCCCTGAAGGGCTCGACTGGCTGCGTAAGCGGCTGGTCAAGCACTTCAACCACCAGTCCGCCCTGTTCGCCATCGGGGAGATCGCATGACCGACAACCTCGCCATCTCGCGCGGGCTCGAAACCCTCGGCGGACTGTACGCAGAGCACCCGTCGCTGCCTCCCGGCTATGGCCTGGAGATCGACCTTCACCAGTACGGCGCGCGAGCTCTTCCTCGCGAGGAGCAGATCCGGCTCGCCGAAGCGGTCATCTACGAGATGGACGAGCCCGAGATCCGCCTCCTGCTCAACCGAGGCACGGACAGTGCCTGGGTGCACGTGCACGGTGCCATAGAGGGCCTTCTCGTGACGCTCAGGATGTTCGCCGCCGACGTGTGCGAGCGGCGGCCTGACGAGCGGCGCAAGCGTGACCGGTGGGAACTGCCGCCCCGGCTGGTTCTCGTGGCCACGCGGCACGTGACCGCACTCCCTCCCGCCTGACCTTCCCCCCTGCTTGCTCGCCTCCTCCGGGAGGCGTGCAAGCCAAACCAGACCACACCTGACTCAGGAGCAACCGTGAACCGCAAGAACGATCAGATCGCCACCCCGCTGCCGCCCGTCGTGTTCGCCAGCCCGGAAGCCGGCCAGCGAGTGGTGACGGAGATCCTCGCCAAGCATGAGGAGGCGGCCCGCTACGCCACCGTCCAGGGCGGCCTGTCCGTCCAGTTGGGCGAGGAGATCGCCCAACTGGAGAAGGAGATCAGCGAGCTGCAGGTCCGGACGATCGAGAAGGACGGCGAGAAGCGGACCGCCGAGAACCAGGCCCGCGCCGCCCAGGACGTCGCCAAGGGTTACGCCGACCTGCTCTCCGCCGCTGGAGTGAACGTCCCCCCGTTCGGCGGGGAGATGTCTCACGCCCCGGACGCCAGCCTGGACCGGTTCGCCGCCGCTCACGACGAGCTGGAGCGTTCCGGGGCCGTCTCATGAGCCTCTTCTCTCGCCACACCGGCCGGCGCTGCCGTCGCGCGGCGCGGCGCGGATCGTTCACGGGCTGGTCGATGGCCAGCATCTGCCCTCCCGTGCCCGACGCCGAGGACTTCACCCGTCCCCGCACCACCCGCCCCACCATCCGCCCGTACGAGAGGACCCCCCGGTGAGCACCGAAACCCCCGAGACGCCGGTCGCGGCCACTCCTCCCACGCCGGAGAACGTCGCCGAGATGCTGACCATGGGCGACAACGACTACCACGACGGCAACTACTGGCATCCGTCCCTGTCGGCGAGCGGCAACGTGGTGCGGATCGAGATCGAGCCGTACGCCACCGACTACGCGACGAAGCTCCCGAGAGTCCACTTCCGGGCGGTCGTCCTGCCGGGCGAGGCAGTCCCGATCGTGCTGGAGCATCCCGCCAAGCTCGGGCTGACGTGGGATGACGGCGGAGACCTTCTGTCGCTGACCTCGGACGGAATCCTGTTCAACCCGCGCGGCGTAGACGTGTGGGACCTGGACCCGGCGGGAGCGCGTGAGCTTGCCGCCCATCTCGCTGCGATGGCCGACGCCTACGAGGCCGCTCAGGCAGACAGGGGCGACGCCTCATGAGCGAGTACGCAACGAAGACCGTGTACCGCACCACCGCCGCCACCGCGATCATCGCCTGGCACACCACCGCCGCCCGCGAGGCGTGGGGCGAGCAGATGAAGGCGTTCCTCGACGAGCACGGGTTCGGCACCCGCAGCGTCTACGTCGGGCATTCCGGCCGCGTCCTCGGCATCAGCCACGAGCAGGGGGACGACGTCCCAGACGGGTGGCGAGTCGACTCCCGCACCGGCTACCTGATGCCGCGCCTGGCCAAGAAGGCGGGCAAGGCGATCGACGCCCGCCTCGCGGAGCTGCATCAGCCGGACCCGCGCGACGCGATGCCCGGCATGCCGAAGGAGTGCTTCGTCAGCCTGGCCATGCTCACATGCGGCCTGGAGGTCATCGACGAGGCCCTGTACGCCACCTGGTCCAGGCCCATCCCGGAGGACCGGGTCGACCTCACTGTGTGGCAGCCGGTGAAGCTCAGCGAGTACTACGCCGTCCTGGAGGCTCGCGAGGCCGCTCAGGCAGACCAGGACGGCGGGCAGGCCGATGGCTGAGCCGATCAAGCTGCCCTCGCACGGAGAACTCGACGCTCTCGTGGACACGGACCCGATCCGGTTGCGGGACGAGGCGTATGCGATGCGGGCCGAAGTGGAGCGGCTCAACGCCGAACTCGCCGAGATGGAGTCAGCCGCCGCCGACTGGGCCGCACGCCTGGCCGCACAGAAGGACCGGGCCGACAGATCCGCAAACCGGACGCGCAGTCTGATGCGCACCGCCATCCGCAGAGTCGGCGAACTCGGCACGTTGCGGGATGCCGTCGCCGACAGCGACCCGATCCGTGCCGAGCGGCTGACGTTCGCGATCGAAGAGATCCGCGCCCTGTTCAAGCGCGAGCCGGACGGCGGTGAGACATCGTGAAGTGGTTCCTCGCCATCCTGCTCACCATCCCCGGCATCGCAGCGTCGGCGTGGGCGCTGATGCTTCTGGTCGGCGTCCTGCACCACGAGGTATCCCCGGCCATCCCTCCGATCGGCTACGGCTCCTCGCTCGCTATCGCCCTGGCCTACCACGCGTTGAAGGCCATCAATGCGGCCTTCAACGCGGGCGCACAGGAGGTCCTCAAGTGATGTGGGGTGCCGTTCACATCCTGGCTTCGACGGGGGACTGGGCCGGCCTGCTGCTCATCGCCGCTCTGGCCGCTATCGCTGCCGCTAACGCCGGCGTGTGGTGGTTCTGGGGTCGCGGCAAGGACGCCGACACCCGCTCGGCTGAGAGGGCTCTGGCGCGGTCGCAGAAGGCGAACGCCGAGCTGGTCGTGGAGAACGAGCGGCTGGCCGCCGAGGTCGAGCAGCTCCGCCGCTCCGACGCCGTCGCCCTCCTGCACGAGCGGATGGAGGGCAAGCCGTGATCACCATCGGGCAGGCCGTCGTGTCCGGCTTCGCGGCCGGCGTGCTGTTCGCAGCATTCACCTTGGTGGTCGGCTTCGGGCTCGGCCGCCGCTTCACGCTCGCCGAGATGGCCGACCCCGCCCACAACCTCGCCCTGGACCGTACCGAGGTGGCGGCTTGGCTGGCCGCCTCCGAGCCGACCACCCTCCGGCGGCAGCTCGCCGACGAGGACGTCCCCGAGTTCATGCGATGGGACGCGGAGCGAGGCGACCGTGGCTGACCTGATCCGCGACATCCTCACCGGGATCGGCGCCCTCGTCGTGGCCGTGTTCGCGGCCGGCGCCGTCATGTGGGCGCGCACCAGCCTGCGCGAGCGCCGCGAGGCCAAGCGGCCCCTGCCAGACCTTGACGAGCTGTCCCCGGACGCCCTGAAGCGACTGTGGGCCGACATCAAGGCACTGGAGGAGGGCGAGAAGCCGTGACCGACCCAATGACCTCCCTGCAGGCCACATGGATCCGTGAGTTCGCCTGGCTGCCCTTCATGCGCCGCCAGCTCTGGTGCGGTCCAGACGGCTACACCTACGACGCGGCCCTGTCCGCCTCGGTCTGCGAGTGCATGGCCGGCGTCTGCGGGATGTGCTCCACCGGCCGTCACGAGTTCTGCGACCGATGGGCGATCCGGCCGCGCCCCGAGTGGTGGATCAAGAACCGGCCGCTGGACTACATCCCGCCCACGGCGGTCTGGTACGCCGACCGGGCGTGTCGGTCGCTGTGCCCTTGCCCGTGCCCGCGTCAGATGACGCAGGGCGAGGCCGCTTGGGTCCGGGAGCACGCCTGGACGAACGGCATGCGCAAGCAGCACCGCGACGCCCCGCTCGCCGCAGTCTCCTGCGCCTGCCAGTACGAGGCAACCCACTGGTGCAGCCCCGACACCAACCAGCACGAGCGGTGCCACCGGGCGACCCCGCAGTTCACGTGGGAGACGCTGATCTGCGACCGGACCGGCATCCACCCGCTCCACCTTCCCGCCCCGTTCACCCACCCGACGCCGTCCCCGACCGGCGCCCGGCGCGGAACCCTGGCCGTGGTGCTGCTGGCCGACCGGGTTTGCCGGTGGCTCTGCCCCTGCCCTTGTCACGTCGCGCCGGCGCCGCAGCCCGAGCAGCTCGACCTGTTCGCGGAGGCCGCCGCATGACCCCCGACCTTCGCCCCTGCTGCCAGCAGGCCGCCATAGACGGCCACACACCGGTAGAGCACTGGCCGGCGTGTGATGCCCGAGCCGACGACCCGCAAGACGACGCCTTGTTCGGCCTTCCCGACCAGCAGGAGGCCAGCGATGGGTGACGCCATCCCTTCGTTCCGCGCTCACGTCGGGGCCTGCTCCGGCTGCGGCAAGGTCTCCTACGTGACCCGGCGGGACGCCCGCCGGGCAGGCAAGACCTTCCACCCCGACGCGCGGACATCCGTCTACCAGTGCGGCCAGCTGTGGCATGTGTCCACGTCACTCGCTCCCCGCTGGACATTCAGGAGCAGCCGTGCATGACCTCGCCGAGCACCTCGACCGGATCGCTCGCCACATCCCCTGCCTGGAAGCAGCCGCCCGCGACGAGTCCGCTCCTGCCCTCGTACGGGCCGGAGCAGAGGTCGAACTGCGGGCGTGGCGGCTCGCCGCGGACCTCGCCGCACTCGACGGAAGACCTTGAGACGGAGGAATCATGACCAGGCGATCGATCCGCCCCGACCCTCCCGCAGGCGGTCACGGCTGGAGGCTCGGCGCCGCCTGCCGAACCTTCGACATCTACCTGTTCTTCGGCGCTGACGGTGAACGCCAGCCGGAGAGGGATCGGCGCGAAGCGCAGGCCAAGAAGGTGTGCTCCGGCTGTCCCGTTCGCCGGCAGTGCTTGGACTATGCGATCACCAACCCGGAAAAACACGGTATCTACGGGGGCCTCACCGAGGATGAGCGCGCCTCCGAGAAGCGCCGGCGGGCACGGCGGGCCGGCAGCCGGTCCGAGACTGCCGACGACAAGGCGTGCAAGGACTGTGGCGAAGCCAAACCGGCGGCCGAGTACTACAAGGACAGCGCTGCCGCGGACGGGCTGATGGGGCGCTGTATCCCCTGCTACACCGAGCGCCGCCGCGAAGGCGTGGTGGCGTGATGGCCGAGACCAAGCACGGCACCACAAGCCGCAATTGCCGGTGCGTCTCGTGCAGGGCGGCGAAGAACCGCTACAAGGCCAACCGCAACCGGCTGATCGCCTACGGCCGCTGGTCCTCCTACAGAGACCCCGAGGTGGTACGCGCGCACGTTGCCGGGCTGATGGCGCGCGGCCTGTCCAAGTACGCCATCGCCGATCTGGCGGGCGTCTCACACGCCTGCGTGATCGACCTGATGGCCGGAGGGCACGTCCGCGGCCCGCTCGCGATCACCGCGGATTCTCTGCTCGCGGTCACGTTCGACCTGGACGCCCTCCCCGGCCGGGCATTAGTCGACGCCGCGGGCACCCGCCGCCGGGTTCAAGCCCTGATCGCACTCGGCTACTCGCTGAGCGACCAGGCCGCCCAGCTCGGCCGCAGCGTCACCAACTACTACAAGGTGCCGCGCAACCCTCGCGTGTCCGCCGAGACGGCGCGGGCGGTCCGCGACCTGTACGACCGGCTGTCGACGACCGCGGCGCCGCCCTCGCCAGGGGCGACCCTGGCCCGGTCGATGGCGGCCCGTAACGACTGGCCGCCACCTGCCGGCTGGGACGACGACCTGATCGACCTGCCGGACGCCGACCTCGAAGCGGAGCTGCGCCGCCGCGTCGCGCTGATGGACGAGCAGGAGTTGCGGCGCTGCAACCACGCGCACCGCCGCCAAGGCGAGCGGTCGCCGCTGGTGGTGGCCGCCTCCCGCGAGTACGACCGGCGCCGCCACCGGGCGGCCGAGCTGCGTAAGCGGCGGGATAGGGAGGCCGCGGCGTGAACAGGTCAGTCGGAGGAGGGCTCGGGCGGGGTGCGCCTACGGCGACCGCGCGGCCGGGAGACGCCGGCCTCTCGCACGATCTTCGCTATGTAGTCGACGGAGTACGTGAAGTTGATGGCGCGGGCGATCTCGACGGCGGTGGCGTCGTGCGTCTCAGCGGCCTGGACGATCGCTTCACGCAGCCGCTTGGGCGCCTCGTTGTAGGCGGTCGCGGCTTCTACAAGCTCGGCGGTCATCTCGGAGTCCACTCCTTCAGCGTCTCATGTGCCCGTTACCACAACTTGATGATAAAACACGCATCTTCTGCGTGTCTTCATAACCGGACTTCTTAACACGCACTTTGTGCGTATTATGGACTCGAACACCTGAGTGACCAGGGGGGATCGAAGTGGCTCAACCCCGAAGACGGCCCTAGCTCTCGTAGTCCCGACCCGAGCATCACCGAGAGAGAGCCGCTGTACGTGACCGACGACCAAGACCCCGCGGGCTCTCAAGCCGCGGGCCTGAACCAGGCGGCGATCGACTGGGCGTGGGCTCAGCAGATCGCCAACAACCCCGGCGCGCGGGTCGTGCTCATGTGCCTCGCACGCCGGGTGAACGAGATGTGGGAGTGCACGGCCAGTCAGGAGGAGGTGGCGATGGACGCGCTCGTTAGTGGTCGTTCGGCGCGCCGCTACCTCGACCAATTGGAGGAGTGCGGCTTCATCGCGCGGCAGCGGCGCGTGGATGGGAAGGGGCTGCGGCTGCCCGATGCCGTTCGGCTTAGCCCCAGCTCAGATCCAGTGGCCAAATTGGCCGGTGGTCCAGTGGCCAATTTGGCCAGTGGCTCTGACCAGCAGCTCCATCCAGTGGCCAATTTGGCCGGTGGAGACGTCATCCAGTGGCCAAATTGGCCGGTGGGTGAGCATTCCCGCAGCTCAGATCCAGTGGCCAAATTGGCCGGTGGACAGGAGGACCTGTGGCCAGACTGGCCAATGGAGCCTCTGGAAGGGGAAAACCCCAGCTCAGATCCATCGGCCAATCTGGCCAGTGGATCAATCCCGGACAAGAGAAGTTCTTCTTCTAAGAAGAAGAAGAAAGAAAACCTCTCTTCGTCCGAGATCCGCGAAGACGTCGAGCAGATGTGCGCCCGCCTCCTCGCCTGGCTGGTGAAGAAGGACTACCGCCAACGCCCGGTGGAGGTGACTGACGCGTGGCGCACCGAGGCGCGACTGCTGCTCGACAAGGACGGCGTCGATCTTCAGGAGGCGCTCGCCGTCCTCGACTGGACCCAGCGCGACCACTTCTGGCACAAGAACATCAACTCGATGCCGACGTTCCGCGCCCAGTACGGCCAGTTGGAGCTCAAGTCCAGAGACTCCCGAGGCGGCGCACCCGTGGCCGCCACCGGCACGACCCACCAGAGCCCCACGCCCCTGCCGCCGCGTGCCGGCGGCTACAACAACGCCAAGAACTTCGGAAAGAAGCGATCATGACCGACGACGACAACCTGTCGGAGTGGCGCGCCGCACGGCGCCGTAAGCGCGTCGCCGACTTCCAGGCCAAGCGGCCCGTACGGCTCCGCCACGCCGGCGAGCTCCACGACGACATCGCCGACTGGGGTTCGCGCCTGTTCGACCGCACCGCGGGGAACCTGGTCCTGTTCGGACCGACCGGCGTCGCCAAGACCTGGTCGAGCTGGGAAGTCATGGAACGCGCCCTCAAAGCCGGATACGGCGGCGAAATCATGATGTGCAGCCAGGCTGAGTGGCAGGAGATCGTCGGCCCGCCCGCCGACCGTGAACGGCTCGGCGAGATGCGCGAGGTTGACGTCCTGGCGCTCGATGACCTGGGCAGCTTTCGGATCAACGAGTGGACACGGGAACTGCTGCTGCCCGTCATCGACACGAGGTGGGCGCAGTCCCGCCCCACGATCATCACCTCCAACCTCGACAACCTGGACGAGAAGCTGGGCGAGCGGATCACATCGCGGCTTGCTGACGGCTCGACGGTCGTGGTGCTCGAAGGCGACGACCTGAGGGCGGGCCAGTGACCGACGACATCGACGCGCAGCTCGCGAAGGACCTGGAAGCTGAGGCTGCGGTGCTCGGCTCGATGATGTTGTCGGCTGACGCGACGGCGCAGGCGTTGGAGCGGCTGCAGGGCGGCGACTTCCGCCGCGGCGCCCACCAGCTGGTGTTCGAGGCGATCAGCGCACTGGCCAACCGCAACATGCCGGTCGACGTTGTGATGGTGGCCGACGAGCTGGACAAGCATCACAACCTGGCGAAGATCGGCGGCGCACTCACCCTGCACGACCTGATCGCCGGCGTCCCGACCGCGACGAACGTCGGCTACTACATCGGCCAGGTGATCGAAGCGTCCGTCACCGGCCACACGATCAGCGCAGGCGACCGGGTCAAGCAGATCATGGGCGCCCGGCACATCGACTTGGACGAGCGGGTGGACGCGGTCCGGTCGGCCATCGACGAGGCGACCCGGCTGCAGGCGTCCACCTCCACCGCGGCGGCCGTGGCCGATGTGGTCGGCCCGATCCTGGACCGGTTCGACTCCAAGGAGCCGGTCGCTGGGGTGACGACAGGCTGGGCGGACTTGGACGATCTGCTGACGCGGCTCCGCCCCGGACAGTTGATCATCGTGGGTGCGAGGCCCGGCATGGGCAAGTCCGTCGTGATGGTCAACATGGCGACTCACGTCCGCCACAAGCTCGGCAAGCCGGTGCTGTTCGCCAGCCTGGAGATGTCCAAGGACGAGATCGCGCTGCGGATGATCGCCGCCCTGGGAAGGGTCAACCTGACCGCCCTGCAGAAGGGCGACCTCACCGACGCCGGATGGGCGAGCGTGGCCCGAGCCCAGGCGCAACTCGCCGAGTACAGCGACCTGATCATCGACGACAACTCGGCGATGACCATCGCGCACCTGGCCGCGGGCATCCGCCGCATGCGGCGCAACGGCATGATGCCGGCGCTCGTCGTCGTCGACTACCTGCAGCTGATGTCCAGCGGCAAACGGTCGGAATCCCGCCAGGTCGAAGTGTCGGACCTGAGCCGCAGCCTGAAGAAGCTCGCGGGCGAGTTCGGCATCCCGATCGTTGTGGGCTGCCAGTTGAACCGCGGCCCTGAGCAGCGCACCAACAAGCGTCCGAGCAAGTCGGACCTGCGCGAGTCGGGCTCCTTGGAGCAGGACGCGGACGTGGTGATCCTGCTGCACCGCGAGGACGCCTACGAGCCCGAGTCCGCCCGCGCAGGCGAGATCGAGCTGATCGTCGACAAGCACAGGCAAGGCCGCACCGCCACGATCACGCTCGCCTGGCAGCCGCACTACGCACGAGCCATGGACTTCGAGCCCGACCCAAGCAATGTCCGCCCCAACCTGCACGCCGTCTCCTGAGAGGACCTGACGTGACCATCCAGGCGATCGAAACCGAGTACAAGGGCTGCCGCTTCCGCTCCAGGTTGGAGGCCAGATGGGGTGTCTTCCTGGACACGCTCGGCGTGCCATGGGAGTACGAGCCCCAAGGCTTCGAGATCGGCCCCGAGTTCCAGCGGCGCCGCTACCTGCCCGACTTTTACCTGCCGACGCTCGGCACGTGGGTGGAGGTGAAGGGCGACCCGATCAACTTGGACCTGAAGTTGATCGGGGATGCCGTCCACCCCAAGACGGGGCTCGGCCGGCCGAACCCGTTCTACGAGACGACCGTGCTGGTGCTCGGCCCGATCCCGGAGCCGGGGACGGCACACCTGCACTGGATGGTGTCGCAGCAGGGCTACGCGACATGCGACAAGTTCTGCGCCTGCGCTGACGTGCAGTACTCGCAGGTCGCCTTCTTATCGCTGCCGAAGGTCGTCACCGCGGAGATGTCCGACACGGTGCTGCTCAAGCCGTACGAGGGGGCGGGGATCTCCGCTCTGGGGGCGCTGCTCTACCAGTCCGGCCGCTCCCTGTTACAGCCCGACGTGGCGGACGTGACGAAGGCGCAACCGACCAGCATCGTGCCCGTCTCGGCCCGTGTCGATGACGCCTACCGCGCTGCCCGTTCGGCTCGTTTCGAGCATGGGGAGCGCGGATGAGGCCCGCTGTCCTGCCTCCTGGACTGCCAGACCCGACCAAGATCGCGGAGGAGATGCCGTGATCACCGGATTCCATATCGGCCGGTCCTGGGAGGGCCACGAGATCGAGGACGAATGCCCGTGCCCTCAGGAGCCGTGCGGGCTGATCGACCTCGGTCGCGCGGTCGACGAGTGCGATCAGCACAACCCGCTCAAAGCCCGTTCGACGAGGCAGGGCCACTCGCTGGCGAACTGCCCTGGCCCATCCGTCCCGAAAGAGGCCCCACATGGTCGCTGAGCCCATCGACCCTGACACCCGCCGCCTGCGACTTGAGCGAGGACTGAGCCAGCAGGACTTGGCCGAGCTTGCGGGCGTGAGTCGGGGAACGATCCGCAACGCCGAAAGGGGCAGCCCCCTGGAGGCCAGCACCGCGCACCGGATCGCGGAAGCCCTGCGTCGCTTCGACGGCGCGGCCGTGACATCGAAGCAGGCGGCCGGGCCCTCGCTGATCTACACCGCCACCGATGGCAGCCGCCACGAGGTGGACAGCGACCTCTGGAGCATCGAAAACCTCCCGCCGCGCGAACAGGCGATCTTGCGGGCGCTGCTCGACCACGTGATGAACAAGGCGATGACCAACACCGAGGGGACCCCCGACCATGCCTGAGTACGTCAACAGCCTGGAGATCGCCCAGAAGCTGCTGGACCAGCAGGGCGAGATCAACGACCTGCGCGCCAAGGTCGCGAAAGTCCGTGACATCCACGCCGAGTTCAAGATCTACGAGGAGTGCCGTCACGCCGAGCATGACGACGGCGCCGACGTGGTGGTGGTGAACGAGCTCGGCGAGGTGTGCCGGTCCGGCTACCAGTACTCGATCTGCCGCGAGTGTTGCGCGCCGGGCGACTCGCAGACCGAGGACTGCGTGGACAACCACGACCACACCGAGTGCTGGCCGTGCTCGACTTGGCAGGCCGTGGACGCGCCCGTCGCCGAGCGCGAGGGCGAGGTGTTCGCCCGATGAGCGATTCCAAGACCGAGACGCTCACCTGTACGCGGTGCAGCTCCACCACCGGGCACCTGCACCTGTTCGAGGGTCGAGACGGCGAGTTCTGCCGGGCCTGCGCGGTCGAGATGCTCGCACCCGGCAAGACCAGGACTCTCGCCGACGAGTTCGCGGCGGCGACGGACGCGCTCCGCCTGGCTGTCGAGCGTGCGAGCACCGGCGGCCCGTCCGAGGACCACCTGGCGCGTGCACTGCTGGAGCCTGTCGCCGTCTGGCTGGAGTCCTGGCAGGGCGTGCACCTGTCCGTGGACGGTCCGATGCCGCAGGACTACGAGCACGCTCTCAAGATCGTCCGCATCGTCAACGGGAGTGAGCATGCCTGAGATCAAGACCGAGGCACCCGCCGACGAGATGCGGACGGCGGCTGCACGAGCACGGGAACACCTGCTGCCCGCCGTGACCGCGCGAGTGGTGGAACGGGACACCTCGGTCGTGGTGATCTGCGGCAACCACGACGAGCCCGCCGAGATCTGCCGGAACTGCCACTACTTCGACGTGCAGGACCGCGTCCTGGCGCGGCTGGTGGCGACGCTGATCAACGCCCGGGAGCCTCTCGCCTCCTGGCTGGAGTCCGCCGCCCGGGTCGCGCGGGAGCACCCGCAGGACCCGGACTATGCGGGCCTGCCGGACACCAAGTTCTGCACAGCCTGCAACGACGAGGAGACCACCTGCGTCGCTTTCGTCGATGGCGCTCTGGCTGTGGCTCGGGTCTTGAACGGCGGCAAGCCGTGACGTGGCCGTACACCCACCACGTGTGGGATCGCCTGTCGGGCATCTGGAGCTCTGCCCCTCCGGTGGAGACGCCGCAGGGGGCCGACGAGGAGCCGTCGCCGCTGGACTGGGCGTCGGTGAGCGGGCAGGCCCCGGTCAAGATCGTGACGCCGTATTCGTTCACGCCGGCAGACGAGGCGGCGGAGGCGGTGGTGCTGGGCGAGCTGGCCGTCTTGGGTGAGCAAGGGCTGGCGCCGTGGGCGGCGGCGGACCACCTGTTCAACCGGGCGGGTCTCCCGCCCGTCTTCGTAGGCCATCGGCGGACCCAGAAACCGTCTGTGGCGGGAGAAGAGGCCGACCCGGTCTCCGTGTAGCAACCGGGAGCGCTGACGGCTTCTGAACGGCTCTCAGCGCTCCCCGATCAGAACTAGTGATCGTTTAGTCGCAGGGTTCGGCAACCCACCGAGCTCTGTCCGAGAGAGGAATCGAACGAACCATGAGCTACTTCACCGCCAACCTGACCCGCGAAGAGGACGAAGTCCGGGAGGAGATGCGCCGCCAGGACGCCAAGTTCGGACCGCAAAACCACCCGGACGGGACCAGCGACAGTCACGACGCGAAAGCGCACGCCGACCTGGCGCGCGAGTGGTGCCAGGACGCCGCCGCTACCGGCGAGGTCACCTGGCAGCACATCCTGTGCGAGGAGGTCAGCGAGGCGTTCGCCGAAGTGGATCCCGAGAAGCTCCTCGATGAGCTGCTTCAGGTGGAGGCGGTTGCCCGTCAGTGGCGTATGGCGATCCGCCGACGTCTCGCCGAGCAGGCGGGGGAGGCGTCCCGGTGAGCAGCGTCTACCGCGTCCTATGCCTCTCCCACGACCCGGCCATCACCACCCCAGCCGAGTACAGCCAGCCCGAACCGGCCATCGCCGCGATCACCTCAGGCATAGACGGCCATCGGGACTGTGACCTGCTGATCGGGCGGTACTCGTACCCACTGATCGAGGTCGGCTGCCCGCCCACCACCGGCCCCGAACGGTCGGGCCGCCACCGCTGCTACCCGCACTCCGTCACGGAATGGGTGGACGTGGCGTGGTTGCGCATCCTGGCCGCCGTCCACCAGTCCGGCACGGAGGACATGCGGAACCTGGCCGGTGAGACCCGGCTCGCCCATTGGTCGTGGGAGCGGCTGCGACGCCTACGAGACGAGCTGAGCATCGACGTGACCGAGCCTGCTGACCAGTCGGGGGAGGCGTCGTGAAGGCCGAGCGGCGGATCGTCAACCTGACCCCGCACCCGATCCGCATCTGCCGTCCCGATACGCCAGACCGCGTCAACGATCCGGCGCGCTGGACGCTGCACTTGATCCCGCCGTCCGGAACCGTCGCCAGGTTGGCCACGATCGACTTAGGCACCTGGACCTACGTCGACGGCATCCCGATCGAGGGCGTCGAGTACGGGCATGCGCACGACCTGCCGCAGCCTGTCGACGGGGTCCGGTACGTCGTTTCGCTGGCGCTGGCTCTCGGACAGGCGGGTCGTGATGACCTGCTTGTGCCTTACGGCGAGGTTCGTAATGCCGACGGCACGGTGGTGGGCTGCCGGGTTCTCGCTCAGGTCGCGGGCTGATGAGGGCGGTGAGCGGCTACTCGCCGGCGGGCTGCTTGAGACGGCCGGTCTCCTTCGCCCACTCCAGTACGTCGTGGAGCCACCACCAGTCGCGACCGGAGATCTTGCCTTCCGACTCGGGGAACTTGGCCACGTTGACCCACTCGGCCGAGCGGCGACGCCAGGCGATGACGGTGTTCTCGGAGACGCCGAGCTCGGCGGCTATGCCGTCGATGCCGACTGGGATCCAGGGGTGAGTGGGTCGTGCCATGCGATCAGTGTATGCGGGTCAGGGGCGCATTCCTAGGCCGCGCACTGCATTGGAAAACCAGGCGCATGGATGTCATTGACAGGTGCATGGGTAAGCCATACGGTTGAGGCATCAGCATGGAGCGAGACGCCAGGGAGACGAAATGACCGCCACCAGCACCGCCACCGCAGACGAGAGGGCCACCGCCGCGATCATCGTGGCGATGCACCAGATGCTCAGCCGGAACATCCCCGAGCTGAGGGACCGCTTCCTCGCCGACCAGACCCCCGAGATCCGGGACGGCTACTGGCTGGAGCTCGCCGACGCCCGCGAACTGCTCGACCTCTGACCTCCTGGCCCGGGGGGAACCCCGGGCTCCCTTTCCCTCCCTGAACCCGCAAGCGCTGGCCCACCTCAACCACAGGAGAAGTGATGACGCTCATGGCCACCGAGGCCCAGACCGAGAACGTCACCGTTGAGGAACTGATCGTCCTCATGAACTCGGCCCGCGAACACGTCGCCGTCGCGATCGAGGCCAACCGTGGCGGCCTCAACTATGCGGATCTGCCTGCTGTCGCCATGGGTATCGACAGCGTCCTGCAGACCGCCCTGGCGCTGCTGGAAACAAACTTTGAGGACTAAGGAGCCGACCATGACTTTCCGCATCGGTCAGCGGGTCCGGACCACCGTTGACGCCCCTGCCGCATGGGAGGGCGCGTTCTCCGCCCCGGCCGGGACGCTCGGCACCATCTGCTGTTTGCCCGCCGAACACGGCGGCTACGGCGTGGTCCTGGACGGAGACCCGGACTCTCTGCCCGCCGACTACCGGGCCGACGAGCTGGCGGCTCTCGACGCCTGACCTTCCCGGGCCCGGGCAATCCTCCGGGCCACCTCTCGGTAACCGCTTTCCCTCCGATCCCGAGGAGCACCCGATGCCCGCGACCAACCCGGACGGCAGCTACACCACCGAGTTCCTCCTGTGGGATGCCAGGCTCGCCGCCCGCGTCACCGGTCGTGACCTCGTAGACGCCGCCCGCCGGCTCCGCCGCGCGCTCCGCGTGCCCGACGCCGCCACGTCCGCCTTCGTGTTCGGCCTCGCCGACATCAAGGCCGAGACCAGCCCCGTCATCGCCGGCCTGCGCAAGGCCCACCTCGACGCGTCCGCCGCCTACTTCACGGCGATGGTCGACCTCGCCGAGCTGGACCCGTCCGTGGACATCCGGCCTCTGCTTCCCGCCTGACTCTGTGAATCGAGTGCACGATGCGAAACCTCATCCCCCGCCCACCCGGCCAGTTCGCCTGCGCGCTCGTTGAAGGCGTCCGGGTCATCCTCCACCGGCCTCGCCCTGCCGCCCGCTGCGTCTCGTGTGGGGAGCCTCCTGAGGGCCGCCCGGCAGCCCCCGACGCGTGGCGCTGCCCGGACTGCGGCAACCCTCTGGCCGCCCTGTGCCCCGCCGCCTGACCGCCCTCAACCCATCAACGACCAAAGGAAGGTGCCGCATGACCCGCCAGGCCGATCAGCCGCTGGAGCGCCGGAGCCTGAACGCCACCAACCGGGAGGCGATCGGCTTGGCGAAGCTGGTCCAGGAGAGCGACCTGCTCTTGGACACCCCGTACCAGCGCGGCGACGTGTGGACGCCGGACCAGAGGGTCGCGCTCGTGAAGTCGTGGCTGCTGGGTCTCCCCATCCCCGCAATGATCATCAACGACCGCATGACCAGCTCCTGGGAACGCGGACGTGAACTCGGCCCCGCCTACGCCATGATCGACGGCAAGCAGCGCATGCTCACCGCCATCGCCTGGTACAACAGCGACTTTGCAGTGCCAGCTTCCTGGTTCCTTGCTGACCAGATCGAAGCCAGCGAGGACACGGAAGACGGCCCTTATGTCCGCTTCTCGGGGCTGACCATCGTCGGGCAGCGGCGCTTCATGCGGATGGCCCAGCTTCCCGTCTGCGAGGCGCGAGTGGGCACGGAGCGCGAAGAGGCGGAGATCTACCTGCTGGTCAATGGCGCCGGTACTCCGCAGGCGGACAGCGATCTGGAGCGCGCCCGAGGCATCGCCCACCCCGACGCCTGACCCTCTGGCCCGGCTCCTCCCTGCCGGGCCACCCCACCCCAGTCCGGGAAACGCTTTCCCGGCCGCCTCTGACCCCGACCCCCTGAACGGAAGGAACCCGACCGATGAGCACCAACTACTACGCGATCACTCCTGAGACGACCGAGGGCGATGAAGGGCTGCACATCGGCAAGCACGTCGGCGGCAAGGAATTCCTCTTCCGGGCGCACCGCGATCTCGGGCTTGTGACCGTGGAGGCGTGGCGCGAGTTCCTGTCCCGCCCGGACGTGAAGGTCATGGCGGAGAGCGGCTATGAGGTGCCGTGGGAGGAGTTCATGGAGGATGCGACGAAGCGGCCCGCCGACGCGATAGCCGCTGGCGAGGCGCGCATGTGGGACTGGGAGCGAAAGGCCGTGTCCTTCCGCGCCGAGCGGGGTGTCCCCTTCTACGACGGCGAGTTCTGCTGACCCTGGCTCTCCCTCCTTTCCTGTCTTGGTCGGGACGGGGGGAGAGCCGCATACCAAACCGCAACGATCTTGAAAGAGGTACCCGGTGACCGCCCCTGACCGCTGCATCTTCTGCGACATCCTCGCAGGGGAAGCGCCCGCCACAATCGTCCGCACCTGGCCCGCCGCTATCGCGTTCAAGCCGCTGAACCCCGCCACCGAGGGGCACACGCTGGTGATCCCCACCACCCACGTACGAGACGTGGCAGAGGACCCGGAAGTGTCCGCCATGACGATGGAGGCCGCAGCCGAGTACGCCGCTGAGGTCGGCTCCTGCAATGTGATCACGTCGGTGGGGCGGGACGCCACCCAGTCCGTGTTCCACCTGCACCTGCATGTTGTTCCCCGCCGCGCTGGCGATGGACTCGCGCTGCCTTGGACATCCGGAGTAGGCCATGCCTGACCCGCGACAGCCGAAGCGCATCCAGCGCAAGAGGACCAAAGGCTCGAAGCTTCCGGAGGGCGCGGTCTGCGTAGATCGAACGACGATCTGGGGCAACCCGTTCAAGGTCGGCGAGAAGATCCGCAACGACTCCCCGCTGTGGCCGTACATCGCCGCCGCATTCCCAGGCGGAGCCCGCGGCCTCGTCTCCCTCACGCCCATGACCCGCGAGCAGGCCGTGGACCTGTACTCGTCGTGGGTGATCGAGCAGCCGCATCTGATGCTCCGCCTCGATGAGCTCGCCGGCCGGGATCTCGCCTGCTGGTGTCCTACTCCGAAGCCGGGGGAGTCGGACCACTGCCACGCCGCTCATCTGCTGGAGCTGGTACGGGAGGTGTGCGATGCCTGACCCTTCCCCGGCGTCACCGACGCCGGAGCCGTCGCTGTTCCATCTGCTGTTCGCCGCTACCCGTACCTTCGACGATGTCCCGCTCGTCTACCGGCAGTGCGACGCCATCCTGGAACGCTACGGCGGCGTCCATCTGATCCATGGCCACTACCGCAGCCGCGACGGCGTTCTCGTCTCCGACATGATCGCGGACGCGTGGGCGGTCCAGCGGGCCGGCGAAGGGCGCCCGGTGACGGTGGAGCGGTTCCCCGCGCCGTGGGACCTGCTCGGCAAAGCAGCGGGCCCTGCCCGGTACGGGTTCATGGTCGGCCTACTGATCGGCCGCGGCTCCCGGCCGGTCGGTTGTATCGCCCACATCGTGGACGGCTCCCGGGGCGCGTCCGGCACCGCCGCGTTCGCCGAGAAGGCCGGTATCCCTACCCGCCGATACGAGAGGACCACCAATGCCTGAGACCCGCGACTTCCACCTTGGCGACATCCTGACCGTCACCACCGAACGGCTCGTCTCACCCAGGCACATGGATGGTGTGTACGACATCCTGAACTGGATGACCGGCGACAACCTGTTCACCCACCAGCTCCCGCGCGCCGGTGAGGAGTGCAAGGGCCCGCTCCTGGAGCAGCACCCCGACCTCGCCAACGTCGAACTGCCCGACGAGTTCGACGGCAAGGAACACGTCGAACGGTGGCTCGCCGAGCAGATGAAACGCTACGGCGAGACCCGCCCCGTGGCGCCGCTCGCAGAGGTAGACCACACCCGGATCAACCCGCTGGACGAACTGCGGATGATCCGCCCCGACATGCCGGTGATCGGTGTCGACTTGGGAGACGACCACCGTGGCTGACGACTCCCGCCCCTGCCCTCGCGCAGACCTCCACACGCCTGCCCCTACGGGCTATCTGGCGTGGCACGAGTGGGCTGAGGCGATGTCTCGCACCCACAGGCAGCGGCGCTGCCCTGGCTGCAGCCGCGCGTCCATCTGGACGCCGACGATGCCGACGTGCGCCCTGCCTCCGGTCGAGCGAGCGTGTGTAGCGGTCCGGGGGCTGGTCGTATGAGAGACGACCTCCGCTCCCGCCTCCTCGCCGCACTCGACCAGGGGAACCACGGCGGCGGCATCACCCGAGAGATGGCCGTGGACGCCATGCTCGACGTGGTCACGCCCGAACTGGACGAGTGGCGGAACCGCGCCGAGAAGGCCGAGCGGGAGGCAGAGGAGCGACGCCTCGCCTACAACGCCGTCAACGCCATGTCGGGCGTCCACAAGCTACGGGCTGACCGGCTGAAGGCCGAACTGGAACACGCCAAGGGCGCTCTCGCAGGCGACAGCGAGGCCATGTCCGCGTTCATGGCCGACCACGCCAAGGTGGTGGCCCGCGCCCGCGATCAGTGCGACATGTGGCAGAAGGCAGCCGAGCAGGCAGAAGCGGCCATCGACCGCGCCCACGCCCTCGCGCAGCGCTGGACCCATGAGCCGCACCCCACCCACGACCACCTGTGCCCGGACGAGCTACGGCGCGACCTGCTTGCCGCTCTCGACGACACCCCGGAGACCGGCCGTGGCTGAGCCGCTCCTGGCTGCAGCACTCGCCGCGGCCGACGACGATCTCGCCGCACGGTCCGAGGCGGTAGACGACTGGTACGTGGGCGAGTACACCGACCACGTGTACGCGTCCTGTCCCGGCCTCGCCCGTTCCGGCCAGCCGCCGCGGCGAGGCTCGGGCAGGCTGTACCCGGAAGCCGGGGACGTGTGCCGTTGGTGCGTCCGCGTCTGGAGAGCCCGCAAGGCCAAGGAGGAGACGTGCCCGCAATAGCCGCCGCATTCTACAAGAAGACCGAGACCGCGAGAGTCCGCTTGGGAATGACCAAGTTGGCGCTAGCCGAACAGGCGGACATCAGCCGCGTCACCTACGACAGGCTGGCCACGCTGGAGAACGCGCCCCTCCCATCGACGATCATCCGGATAGCCGCCGTCCTCGACCTCGACCGGGACGAAGCCCTGCACCTGGCTGGCCTGATCGACCAGCCCACGCCCGCCCAAGCAGCAGAGCGGCGGGTACGAGCGGCGATGGTAGACGCGATCCGGTACCGGCTGCCCGATGTGGACGAGCCCACCATCGCCCGCGTCGCGTTCGTGATGGGAGAGATCCTTCAAGGGCTGGCGGTGGAACTGCACGAGCAGCACAACAGAGTTACAGGAGACGAGGTCGTCTGAGATGCGGCCTGCAACCGCGCCGCTAGGCTGATCCGCAACGCAAGAGCGGCCCTCCGCCCGCCAGCGAAGGACCGCCCTCAAAGCCAACCCTCCGCCCCCAACCGCATCAGGTCTC